TTATATTTGCACTCGCAACCAGAAAATGGTAGCATCTTATTGGAGAAATGGCAGAGCGGTCGAATGCGGCAGTCTTGAAAACTGTTGACTGTAACAGGTCCGGGGGTTCGAATCCCTCTTTCTCCGCTGAAATCGGGAAGTACTGTAAAATATAGGCTTCCCGTTTTTTATAGAATAAAAGTGAACAAAAAGAGTACAAAACTCTTTGATTGATTAAAGTCTTCCTCAAACATTTTAATTTAAAAACAATTAAAATGAAATCAATCTACTCTACTCCAAAGGTTGTCAAATATGATGATCTTTCTAAGCCTTGGTTTGTCTATTTTAGATATAACAAGGTTCTATTCCGATATAAATACGGAATAAATTATATTACAGATTTAAAAAAACGCGAGAAAGAAGCTAATTTGCTTCGTGATGCTTTGCACGAAAAACTTAAGGAAGGTTGGAATCCAACTATCCCAGATGTAATTCAAGAACAAACGGATTTAACTATTGGAAAGGCTTTAGATTTTGCAATGGAAAAAAAATCTCCAAACTTGGGCTCCAAAACAATTTCTGGCTACAATGGGACAATTAAATTTGTAAAAGAAGCCATTAAAAAACTTGAATTTGAAAGTTTGCCAATAACTGAAGTTAAGCGAGTTCATATAAGGCTAATCATCAATAAAGCTAAAGAACAACGTAAATGGTCTAATAATGCATACAATAAACACCTCAACCATTTAAAAGCGGTTTTAAGCGAACTTTTACAATGGGATATTATAGAAACCAATCCAGCACATACTATTAAAAATTTACCTGTTTCTGAAAGCGATGCGAACCAACCAGCAAGTGTTGAAGATGTAAATAAAATAAAAAAGGAGCTTGAGGCAAAACATCCTGACTTTTATAATTTTGTGATCACGATTTTTCACACTGGAATTAGACCAGAAGAAATTACAAAAATTAATCTAGCAATGGTTGATTTAAAAAACAGTGAAATAATTCTTCCAGCTGAAATTACAAAAACAAAAAGAAAAAGAATTGTTCCGATAAACCAACATTTAATGGAATACTATCGAAAAATGAATTTTGAAAATTTACCGAATGATTATTATTTATTTGGTAGTTTTAGAGAACCGGGAAAAGGCAACATTGGAAAATTTAATGACTTCATTTCAGGACCAACTAAAATTAATCGAGATACTGCCACCAGAAGATGGGAAACAATAGTTAAAAAAGGCCTTGGAATTAATATGAATCTTTACGCAATGAAACATTTAGGTGCGGATAGAAAGATACTTGCTGGATTGGAAATCGATAGCTTGCGTGAGCTTTATGGCCACACATCCCGTTTGATGACTGAAAAATATGCGCGAGTTGTTAAAGAAGTTCACCGAAAAAATATTTTAGAAAACTCCCCAGCACTTTAATAAATTAATTAAAAGAAAAAAACCGACAGGAGACTATCGGTTTTTATTTATAGTAGAATTAATAAAAAAAGGCGGTTTGCAGTAAGAGATACTAAACTGGTGCCCCCACCAGTATGCAAACCGCCAAGATCCCAAATCTTGAGGTAAAGGTAATTAATTTTTAGGTAATTTATTTGCACGCCTACCTAGTTCTTCCATTGCGTGTTCCATGGCTTCATTTAGATCTGTTTTACTTTCTTGATCTTCAAAGAAAAAATTAACCTTTATAGCTTTTGAAATTTGCAAAAAAGTATCAAGTGTTGGTTTATATTTCAAAGAAAAAAAGCGGCTAATGTTGGATTGAAGTAATCCCGTTTGTTCCGCAATTTGTCCTTGTGTAACCCCTTTTTTTTCTGCTATTTCTTTAAGAAGTAAAACGAGCAACATCCATTGCTCGTTTTGATTTTTGTTTTGTGACATCTTTAGTTTAAAAAATAATTTTCTAATTCAGAAAAAGATTCAAATTTCATTAATTCACTTTCGTTGCCATCATTTTTCCATTCTTGAATATCGTCAATTAAAGACATGTCATTAGTTTCAAATCTTTGCGTTTCTTCAAAATCTACCATAACTGTAATTTCAAATCTCCCAGCATTTAATTTTTTAGTAATAATGTTTAAATTTTTCATTTTATTTTTTGCCGTATTAACGAGTTGCCGCCTCTTTTAAAGTTTGTGATAACTTCCTTGTTATCTGAGAACAAATATATATCATTTATGATATACAAAGCAAATAAAAAAGTAATTATTTTTAAATTATTTTCACTTTCCCTTATTTTATAGGGCTTTACAAGGCATAAAAAAACCACTCGGTGAGTGGTTTAGTTTAAATCTTTGTTTCTCGCATTGGAGTAAACCTGATAAATATCTTCAATCTCTTCAGGCACATCAACATTTAATTCTAAAATATAATGGCATAAAGTAACAATTCCATAATAATCTAATCTTTCTATTAGACATTGTTTTCCATTTATACAGTTACTTGCTAAAAATAAATCTGTATCTAACTCTAACATACTACAACCTTCTTCACTAATATGCTCTGATAAATTCTCAAAAGTCATATTTTAAAAGGCAACTAATTCAGTATTTTTAGCATCAATACTACTATTACTCATGTAATCGAAATATTTTTTCGCGAATTTTTTCAGCTTATCTTTTACTTGATCAATTGTGTCTCCTTGAGCACAAATTGCTGGATATTGAGCTATAAAGCCCAAATATACATCCCCCTTAGGCTGAAGTATAATGTGTCCATTTAGCGTGTTTTGTCCCATTGCTTTTTTAATTTTAGGTAATGATTTGGTTCTAATTTTGAAACAAATATAAAGTAACATACTCTATAATTGTTCTCGAACAACTCAAAAAATGTTATTTATACAAAATCTAAATAAAAAGTATAAAGTTTTTATATTCAAATTTAAATAATTACTCTATGCGTGGCCTAGCGTTTTATACTAAAAATACTAGCACTATACCCTACCCAAATTGCTTTATTTGTATCCATAGAAGCCGAAAATATATTCCCTTTTTTATTTTGAAACATTAGATTTGCTTTGACTGCGAACTTATCTAAAACAAGCGTATTCCCTACTTCTACCCCTCCAAGCATTCTAAAGGCCACTTGTTTTTCTTTAACGGCAGTTTCAATCTTTCTTTCCTTGATCTTATAACTCGGAGTGATCTCCTTTACCTCTCCCTGGACTACTCCTTCAAGATTTAACTCTAGGTTTTCGTCTTCGAATTTTGTTGAAAAATTATTGAGCTGTTGCTCGCAAGGCTTTTTTACAATTGAATCAGATTTAATTTCTGAATTAACTACAATAGGCTCATTTTGAACTATTGTTTTTTTATACTTGTCAAAATATGTATTTTCATTTTTTGGCAAATTAGATTTGCTTTTCAAAGTTGTCGAATTTGACCACTTTACAATTGGAGTATTAATAGGTTTTTGAGCTGCAAATTTTCCTTGCACTTCAGGAACTGTTACTTCAACCTTTGCGATTTGCGGTTCAGGATTTGAACTCGTGCATCCTTTTAACCAAAGGAAAGCAAATACTATCGCAGTTACAATTGAAAATACCTTTACCCAGTCGATTTGTTTTGTTTGTGTGTTCATGATCTATTTTTTATTTCAGCTTGCGCTAGTTTAACATCGTATTTTTTCTGCCAGTAAAGTGATCCGTTATATAGGTATGCAACGGTTTTCCAGTCCTTAGCCAAAACAGCCTTAAAAAGCCGTTTATCTGTTTGGATGAACTTTAGTCCCAACCATAGCTGATTTGCTTCGGACTTCTTTGCAAAATCCCACATGGCATCAACTGACTTGAAGCCTAGTCGCTTCCAATGCAGCCCCATAACCTGCATACGCCCAATAGAAGTGCTTTCCATTGCTTTCTGCGGATTTTTCGCATAGGCTTTATTGAAAGCAAGCCATTCTTTAGCTTGATTCTCTACACCATTAGGAATTAAAATTTTTGCTAATTTCTTGAACCAACTTGGCTCGAACTGAATCTTAATTTTTCCTGTAGATGGGTCAAATCCCTCTCCGCTACTTTCAACTTCATCAATAGCCTTAATGGATGATATTGGCAATCCAAAATCTAAGGCTAGTAACTTATAATTCTCTTTTGATATCATATCTATTTATTTTCTTTTTCTTTTTTTATCTTGATCAAATGGAGACGGATTTGTAATGAAAGCAGTATAATACCACCAATAAATAGTATAAAGCTTTTTATATCTCCGAATGAAATCGCTATGCCACTAACAGTAAATCCGTAGGTAACAAAATTGTAAAGTCTATCGCTTATGTGTGACATAGTCGTAACGTATTAATGTGATTAAACAAATAATAAAAGGAATAAAGGTGTAATACAACATCACTTCTAGTTGAAGAAAATATTTTAACACCACGTAAATTAAAATTGAAATGTTTAGCGAAATCCCTCCAATTCTGATAATTTTATTTTTGTAGTCGTTAAACAGCCATAGCTGCGTAAGATAATTAACGAAAAAATAAAGCCCAGACCAAACCTCACTATCTTGATCTCCAACAGCCGTATACAACAAAGTAAACAGCATTAAAAGCACTAAAGGAATTTCGCTATACTTCATCTTACAAGCCTTTTCTTGGGATTACGGCACCATTGCCTTTTTCAATTGCAGAGGTAGCGCTCAAGCTCTTTAGCGAACTTTTTTTAGGGTTCCATAAATACCCTACCACAATCACTCCTAATCCTTTGATTATATCAACTTCGGTAAGTGATAAGCCCGAATTTTTCAAAATATCAAATGAGTGATCTACTATAAAGGCAGCGATTAATCCAATCAATGCCCAATGCTTTGCTACTAATTTTTTAAGTGTTCTCATGTGTTTTTTATTTTTAAAAATTAATTCTACTACTATAAACCCTACGGTTATTAAATCATTCCAACTCCAGCCTTTCAGTTCAAAATATTGATCTATAAAATAATTGACTAATAAGCTGACGACAATTTTATAACCCGTTTTTCCAATTTTTTCAATTACTTCTTTATGTAATGCCCAAAAAATAATCACGTAATTGAAGTAGTTCAGATTCTTCCAAATTATCCAAGCCTCATTTACGGTAGTATTATAATTTGCAATTGTGCTTGAAAATAATAATATCAATACTGAAATAATCAAGGAAATTCGACTAAGGACGAACTGTAGGCGTTCCTTTCGGGTCGGGAATTCTTGCTGATAACGATTGTGCATTTTCCTTAAATTTTGGATCCGTTCTAATTTCCTCACAGTCTATTCCTTCCATATCTTCATCGGCGGGTTTTGGGATGGCAAATTTACCGTCATCGGTTTCTTTGGGCTGGGAATAAGATGTGTCTGACGATTTCGATTTCAACTTCCAATAAATCAAAATAGAAGCGATCAGTGCCGTTGTAAAAATTTTGTAAATTAAATATTCGTTCATTTTTATAGTATTTGTGGCATTCGCCGATTAATATTAATACTTAAATTACTTGCCATCAACATAGTCAGAAAGCAATTCTTTTGCTTTAACTAGCATTACAACCACATCGGTTAGCTTTGGGTCTGCACCTACTTTTTCAACCTCTTGCATTGCATCGTGGATGGCTTTTTCTGCTGGAGTATTTAAGTCCAGTCTGTTTCTGCGTGGAATTTCATTTTTCATAATTATAATTATTTGTTATTCAAAAAGAGCGTCATTTAGTGTTCGTTTGTCGTGGCTCCAAGTGGTGCTTGCAATACTGTCCTTATCGTTTTGTGAGATGTTAGCCGTAGCCTTAGACCATAGCGCCGAATGCACATCGATTCCGTTGGCATTGCGCACCATAACCTGATTTCCAGCTACACCACTGGCATCTTCAATGTATAGCGGCAATGTTATGTATAATGAAGGTGTATTGGTAGCATTAAGATTTGACTTTGCACGACCTTTAAAAAATGCCGAATAAACCCGAAAACCACCATCAATAAGCTGAACGCTTCCAACAGTGTTGGCTAGCAATGAAAGCGCTGCAAAATTACCACCATTCGATACGATGAAGTAGTGCATTGCGTTCAACACCTCGGTAGGGGTATAGTTTGCCAAATCAGTATCCACTTCTACGTACAACAATGAATTTTCAACTATAGATGAAAAATAACCAGCTACTGTGTTTCTAGTGGCTGTTGGCAAGCTAGTATCTACTAAGGTCTCAGGTATGTGCGTGATTACCAAAGTCGGATTTGTAGCCGATGTATTGGTTATTTTGGATTGGTAGCCATACGCTTGGCTATACACTCGCAGACTTCCACCCACTGGCATATAGACTGTTTTGGATTGAATTAAGCTTTGGAAACCTGTGTCCTCTACGATATTTCCGGCACCGTTGTACACCCATATTTGCGTTGAAAATAGATTATTACCCGCATCTGTAATCGTGATTGGGAATTGGGCTACAACACGAGTACCAGTATTAACGATTGAGTTAACAAGATTCAACTTAACATTTCCAGTTCCTAAGTTGCTAACTGTTCCTGAAATCGTGCAATTGGTCAATGTAACTACTATATCAGTGTTCGTGTTGTAGACTAGATTGCCTATTATAATCACATTATCAGAAACACTTGCACCATTAACTAACGATACGCTAGGAGCAGTTATAGAACCAGCAAAAGCAGTAGCCTTAAGTGTTATAGTTGTTGCATTTTCTGAATAGGCTGCGCTTGCTGTTGGGTCTATGACAACATTTTTCGTCGTTGCGATTGTATTACCAGTTCTTGAAATGCTTGGCTCTGTTTGACCTGCATAATTATTTACCATCCACAACTTTGACAGATCGTATGCTTTTTGTGGCGTTTCGCAAGATGTATAAGCTGCTACTGTTGTTTGATTTGATTGGGTGATTGAGCTATCAATCGGCATGAATGCCTTTCCAGTAAACGGTCCGTTAGAAACATCTATCTGACCTGTGACAATGCTTCTTGCATAATCGACAATAAAATAATTACATGAGCGTCTATCTTCAGTTACTTGAGCAACTCTAAAAGAAAAATCAGAATTCGTCCATTTCCAAGTATATGCTAGCATCGTTGCTGGAAGACTTGCAGATGGATAAGAAACTAATAAGCCAAGTTCTTGCCTGTATAAAGTCGCAGTGGTAATAGCTGTTGTTGGGGATTCCGCTTTTACAATAGGCAAAGAAAAGCTACGAGTAAGATTAACAATTCCACCTTGATATCCCACTACTCCAGCGTAATTTAAAGTAGATGGTAAGCCTAAATCTTGATAGGTTCGGATATCGGTTGTGGCACCAAGATTTAATACCCAGTTTGTCGTTGTCAATGGAAACTTCAATGTAGCACCTTTCATAGTTCTTCCGTTGTCGATATTACAACGAACTTCATTTGTTACATAACTACCAATGGTATTATTAATAAACCCTTGCAAATCGCCATTAAAATAAAACGGACCAAATCCGAAAAAACAACCAGTTGCTTTTACATTTGCATTTCCAGTCAAACGGTGATTCCCTCTTGGCACAAAAAAGCAATCAAAAAACTGAGCGTCCAAACTTGTTCCAGAAAAAATAAGATCAGAACGTGTATCTGATCCTATAGCTATATTTCTATCAGAATTTATATCCACACCATACCAGCGAAGTTTGCCTGCATTTCCAAGATTTATGCTTTCATCTACTGTCCATGAGTTGCATATCCACTTAGCTCCCTTGACTGATATACCCTGAAATCCTGAAACATTAGACGATGATTGATGTACTTGTTCACCACTCAACCAGTCGCAAGAATCTCCAAATCGAATTCTTGAACCAGATGCTATATTGTTTACATACCCCGTATCGTCGTAAAAACCATTAATGTGAAGTCTATAGTTTCCTTGGATAGTAAGTTGTCTCCCTGTCAAAAAAACATTAGCTGACAACCCATTTGCAGCCGCCCAAGTCGAAAGAGTAGCTGGTGTGTCGCGAGTAGAGCTCGTTTGCCCAGACTGTGTAATTATTGATCCTGAAATAGTATATGCCATCCTACAATATTATTTTTTTGGTCGCAGTAAGCCCAGTTAATACTCCGTTTTGGAATGTAGTATAGAAACTATCTTCGCTTTTATCGTTTGCAATGAATCGATAGCGAACACCCCCACCTGGATAGGTGTATTTTGCCACTCTTCCAGTAGCAATGTCTGGCAGTTTTTCAATTGACGAAAAGCCTGAAACTAGCGTAAACCAGTTTTCTTTATTGGCTTTTTTGTCAATAGAAACAGCCATCGCTTTCATCAACGTAGCGATGTGACTGATAACTAACGATATTCTAGTTTCTAAACTCATTTCAGCTTAAATAAGCAGTGTTAAAATCGGCTACAAAGTCTCTATCTGTATTGCCAATGTTAGTCGCTAAAGCAGCTAAATCGGTAGCCGATGCAGCGCCTATATTTGTTCGTGCCTGTGCTTTTTGCACGTCTGTGAAAGACTGCGCCAATGCAACTGAAACTAAACCAGTATCCGTTTGCGCCAAAGCCACAATCTTATCGGCTAGCTCTTTCAAGGTATCACTGTCACTACCAGCTCCATTGATTAGATTAGCTACTGCCGTTGTAATCAACGAAGTGATTTTAGTTGAGCTATATGTTTTGTTTAAGGCTGGAGTGGCATCATCAATTACCGAGCTTGGAGCTGGTAACGCAATGATGTTCGATTTCAACTCGTTTAGAGCTGCAACAATGCTTGTTTTATCAACAGTAGATAAATTAGCGATATTGCCAATTTTTGCATTTACTGCTTTGATCGTATTAGCCGCTTGAACCGCTAAGGCTACTATTCTTTCTTCGTGTGTCATAATTCTTAAGTATTAAGTGCTATTAAAAAATCTTGTGCAAAGTCGCGTTCATAATTGCCTAGAATGGATAGGTCAGCATTTTTGCCAGGCAACCCTTGTTTGCCTAATGTGGACATTTCCACTACGATATCCACTTTATTAGAAGATACTACTACTTCGAACCGCTTAGGATTAGAAGTAAGCTGAACGTCTATTTTTTTAATGGTTTGATTGATTACTACTTCCATTTTTTTAATCAGTTATATTCCAAAAAATCTTAGGAAATGGATAATTTGTGCCGTCAGGATAATAAATCTTGATTTCAAACGTATAGTCATAAGCCGGAAGATTAATTATGCGTGGCAGAAAACTAATGATGTTAGTTGCTGTAGGATTTTCAGTATCACCCATCACGATAGCACCATTATCCGTTGACATTTCCAAAGCTGTCGAGCCTAGGCGACCTTTAATTAGCTTACCTACCACTTCAATAGCGCTTACATCCATAGGCGTCTTAACATTGCCTTCTTCTTTATTTGAAAAAGCCAATGATATACCATCCCAAGTAGTTCCTTTCTTATGATCAGGAAGTCTTAATTCATCGTTTCCGCAAATCATCTTACTTCAATTTTAAAAGTTCGACTTGTGCTGATAGTTCTTGAATAGCCTTAACAAGCACCGGAATCATGTTTGATTCTGTGTACTTCAGATTATTTGGGTCTTTCGCATCAATTATAACAGGATTAGCTCCCTCAAGCGCCAATATATCTTGTGCCTTGAATCCGTACTTAATATCCCCTACAGGCGTACTATCTGTTCTTGATTTTTTGAATTGGTATTTTATGGGCTGTAAAGAATTAACAAAGGATAAACCGTAAGGAACTGGAGCGAAATTTGTTTTATCTCGAGCATCCGAAGTTACAGTCCATCCAATCTTAATGTAGGCATTTGTATGACTGTTATTTCCCATTACTATTTGACTATTTTGATTAGTAATATTAGCTACTGAATCTGTACCAGAAGCCTCACCTATAGCTATATTTCCATAACCATATTGATTATTACCTAATGATGATGGTCCTATTGCAACATTTGAATTTCCCGAAATGTTATTAGAAAGGCTTGCATTTCCTATTGCCACATTTACAGACCCTAAAGTGTTTGAAAAAAGAGCGCCAGGACCTATGGCTAAATTAGAATCCCCAGAAGCATTGTAATACAAAGAAGAAAAACCAATAGCTATATTTGCACTTCCAGTAGTATTGTTCATTAATGCATTGAATCCAAACACAGAATTTCCTAAAACATTATTATGTCCCCGCCCAATAATTAAGCCATTAACTGTGATGTCGTTTGCAAATTCTTTACTACCAGTTATAATCTGATTTCCTGCTAATTTAGCTACCTCGCTATCATTAGCTTTTAAATTCAAAGCTGTTTGTGTAGCTGTTGAAATAGGTTTGTTTGCATCAGTAGTATTGTCTACATTACTTAAGCCTACATCTAACTTACTGACGATAGCGCTACCTATTCTAATATCAATGCTTCCAGTTGTTCCAACAGCCGTTACAACGCCTAAACTAATACCATAACTAGGAGAAGAAGGCTTTGTAGCCGTAACAGTGCCTGCTGTAACGTCCGACAAATAAAGAGTTGAGTTTTCAAAAAAACTAGCCGTATTGAAGCCTGTAAATGTGCCTGATGTAACTACATTCCCATCAGTATTATTAGGTATATCATTTTCTACAATACCAAGTGTAGTCTCGCTCATGAACCTAACCGATGCAAGCGCCTTAGCTACTAATAATTTACCCCCTGACACTCCGCTTTGGTATACCACCGTTCCTTTAGTTAAAGTTGAGCCTGTTTGGTTGCGAACTGTTTTGGTGGTTTTTATTGATTGGGAAATCGTGGTTTTATCTACATACCCAACCTCACCAGTTGTAGCATCTTGAACCATTACACGAGTAGCGGCTGTTTTTTCAGGATTTGATGTAATCTTAAGTTTTGTTACTCCTGTTGTTTGAGCGAAAGAAATTGCTGTGAATAGCAATAAAAAAAAGTACTTTTTCATGTTTGTATAATTAATTTTAAGTTCCTATTTCTGTAAATTGTAAAACTGTATAGTTAGTCCTGTCACTTCGGTTTCCTCCATTCCAAATTGCCTTATCCCAATAAACTCCAGTATTTGTATCTGAATCCCAAGTTCCCCAACCTGATACAAAATCTCCTGGTTGATCTGTGCCTGTAGTGTTTCCGCCTCCACGAGCGATAATTCGAAGTTCCATGAAATCAATAGGTCTTGAATCTGCTTTTGAAACTATATCTTGTATGGTTAAATGTTGAGAAACTCCAGCATTTGAAACATGAACTTTTGATAATGGATTATAAATATCTTGGTGTGGTAAGTCTTCAATATTCTTTGCATTAGTAACCATTGAATTAATTGCGCTAGTTAGAGCAGTTAAACGACCAATGACAAAATTTTGAAAACTCATGATACTGAATGTTTTATTTGACAAATGTAACAAAATATGTTCTATTTATAATTATTCTAAATAATAAAATTTAAATTTATTTAAAATCAATTTTTGTAATTTTGAATGATGTTTATATTTCTACTTATACTGTTTGTTATTTTTGTCGGAGGAGGTTATTCTATAGGAAAATCGATTGGGAATACTTTGTTTCCAGACGAAAAAACAACATATATAGATAGGTCAGTTCATCATCACTATCATGAACATAAAAGCATAAATATTATTGATGAACAAACGAGGAAGAAAGTTTTTGAATTGAGAGAAAAAAAATAAAATGGAAATTGAGGAAATTGGATATGATGAAATTAAAAGTAAAATAGCTTTTAATTGGGGAGAAACTAAAGATGGTTTTTCTAATGAAAATATCCTAATTAGTTTTGAAAGAGAAAGTAAAAAATGGATACTTTTTGATCATGAAATTCAAGAAAAAAGTATCATTAAAATACCTTTAGACAATACAGAAATAATTAGAATTTTAAATTATTGTAGACAAAATATAAAAATCTCTAAATAGGTTAAAAAAAGCCGCTAATTAAGTTTAGCGGCTTTTTGCTTAAATAAGGTTGATTTTAATAACTAATAAATCCAGTATTTGTAGTTATTAAGTTTGGTACCTCAATAGCATCATCAACCAGTTCAATTGAACCTCCAGAAGTTTTAGAATTATAAACATTTCCTGTTTTAATCATAGTAGCGGTTAACACATAAAGATTTGAATCATTCAATGGTCCTTCAGTATTGAAATTACCACTTTTAACATATCCAACACCATCAATTGTCACTTTCTCATGAGATAGTGCCTGAGCTAGCTTGCGCCACATCTCTTTAGTTAATGGCTCAAAAATAAAATCGTCTACCTCAAATAAATCGGCATTCAATAATTTTGCATTGGTATCTGTTTTGTAGGTTTCAGATTCTTCTTCTGTTTTCCCTTTGATATTTGTATAAAAAACTCTGATTAAATGTTCGATTCCTGTAGAGTAAAAAATGTCTGTATTGGATGAGTTACTGTATCTAATTTCGAGCGTATTTTTATGTCTATCCAAACAATAAATCTTTTCACTTAAATGTGTTTTAGTTCCAAAATTAGGGTCTGAATTAATAATTTTAACCCTAAAATATTCATTTTCATAAAGTGACATATCAACCTGAAATTCATACACTTCATATTCAAATCGATTATAAATCGCACCTACTATTATAGGAGTATCGGCACCAGTGTAATTATCTGAAAACACAATCACATCTGCGCTCTTATTTTCGTCAAAAACGATTTGGTCTATTTTGTACCAAACTGAATTGATGCTGAAATAACTACCAATTTGAGCCCATTCTGGTAATAATCCATTTAGTGAATAGGAATCTGAAACGGTTCCAGCATCATAATCGTACTTGTTGCCCGCATTGAAATAAATACCGCTTTTTCCGCCACCTAAACCGTACTTCAAGGCGTCCCGTTTGTCTTTGATTCCGATATTATTTGATTTTATTTCTACAGATAATTCAATCTCTGAATTATTCGATTTTATGATTTTTGCGGATATGTTTTTATAATTGGATTTGAATTGCGTTGTGATTAAGTCGGAGGTTTGAAATGGTTGTATTTCCATATACGGAAGCTTAGCATCTACCTCACAACTTAGTGTGTTTTCATCATTTTTGTAATTGGTACTATTGCCAAAAATTATCCTTTCTGCATATCGGATTGAATTAGCTTTTGAGATGTAAAAAAAAGGTTCGGTTATTCCTAATTCGTCCACCAAATACTCTTTTTCAAACGAACAGCCGTATTGATCCTTTACATAAATAGTATGATTTCCTGCTTGAATTCCAGAAAATACATTGGAAGTTTGCCAATTTGTGCCATCTTTTGAGTATTGTAAAACCAAGCCGTTTATCAAAGTACTATTTACAATTACAGATGCGCCATTAGGACTATTATTTACTTGAATTGTAAAATTTGCAGCATTAAGCGAATCGGGAAAAGTTATTGATCTATTTGCTTTTCCTCTACTACTATTTTCTACTTCTAAAGTAATTATCTGCCCACGAACCCATTCGAAAGTAAAAGGATTTTCAGTATTTCCATTTAATTGAAAAGGCGATATTATTTTAGTTGCCAATTCACTTGTGGTAACTGTAGCCTTTACTTTTTGGCATTTGTCATTGGTTGCGGATGAAAATACTACGGTTGTTATTGAAATTGGGTATTCTAAATATGCAAAATTTGAACTTAGTTCAAAGTCAGTTAAAACTGAGCCGTCATTAGTATCAAATATAATCCAACCAGGAGAATTAGCAAAATAAGTATTAAATGATTCAGCGGCTAAAAAAGCACAATCAATTATCATTTGATCACCTGTCTGAACCGCTTGAGAACCATTAGAACCTCCATGAATAGATAATGAGAATTGTGGTCTAGTTGATAGATTTACAGTACTTGAATAAGTAAATGTATATACAACACCATTTCTTGTAAACTTTATAAAATCCCCATTTACGGGTTTATTTTCAAATATTATTTTTGTTATCATAATTCTATATTTTATCTGTTAGACTTTAAAATTTTCCATTGTCCTTTTCCATTTGGCTTTACGCTAAATAAAAAGCCTTTTTCGGTTTCGTTTCTCTCATTAATAAATTCAACTAATCCATAAAAATTAGGTATTTTTTTTCCTAAAATAGTGGATGTTCCTTCCAAATGTTGCGCAATATCAAAATCAACAATATGTTCAAATTCAATCCATTCTGGGAAGAATCTTGCTTTTGATAATTCTGAATTTACAATGTTCCCATTTTCAGCATATTCGTTTTTTCCTATCAATTTTGTTTTCAATTGGCTATTGGCTACCGAACTACCATAGCGAACATAATCGGTTATGTATTTTTGAAAACCTCCAGAAAACCACCAAGAATGACGAAGCAAACAATTAAATGGAGAAAAACGCAAGTTTGTTGCCGATGAGGGATCAAAAACTCCTGTAGGTTCTTTTGAAAAATCATCCTGCCACTTACGTTGGTCATAGGTATTTGAAGTTCCCTTTTTTAAGTCTAAAATAAAGACATCACTATCGTATTTTGTATCGGCTGTATCATCTAAAAATTTTGGCTTTCTTCTTGCGAATTCTAAACCATAGGAATCAAATCTATATTTAGAAATCATAGAATAGGTTTCTTTAATTCGATTGATTACAGTGGTGTATGTTGACTTGGTATTGTATTCATCTAGTCCATTTGCCTCTTCGTAATCTCCTCCTTTTTCGGGTCCAAATTCTAATGAAGAATAATAATATTGAGCCGCTACTGATCGTTTAACATTTTTTACTTGATTTGGAAGCCTAATTGTAACGTTATTATTAAAGAAATAGGATTTGTCTTCCAAACGTAATATTTCTTTGTAACCAACTCTTTCAATGCCAACACCTACATTCCAAAGCGCATTCAATGATTGAACTGTGTCTCGAAAAGAAGTAGTTAAAGGTTTGAAAAGATTTTCTACTTTTGGGTTTTCTGTTGGAATTGGAAACTTATCAAATTGACGTACCCAAAACCCATGTGTTAGACCCATAAAAGCTCCTTTCCCATCATCGGCATATCCTAAATCTTTGCGTCCTAGAAATTCAGAATAAAATGCTTTTTGCTTATTAGTATTTATGGTTACTAATTGATCCATAAATTCATGTGCTAAAATTGCTTTTGTTTGTGATGGTTCAAAAAATGAATTTTCTTCCAAAATTAAATTAGCTTGGATATTGCTTAGGTTAATTCTCAAATGGGAACTATAACCATTTCTACCATCGTGGTTTTGGTCAACAATTAAACCTAAACTTTCTCCTGCTAAAACTGTAATATTTTGATCAATCGAAATTGTAATAGTTTTATTGCTTATTTTACCATAATCGTCAGTTTCAAATAAAACTTGATTTGTTTTGAATAAATAATCAGAAGCTCCATTAAATTTAGCTAGTCTAACAAAAAACTTGAAAAAATTTATATCATCGTTTTCTAAAACTTTAGAGTAAAAACTAAGATCAAGCTTTAACCTAAAAGTTCTTTCCCTATCACTTACTGCAAAAAAAAGTAATCCTAATTCTCCAGGACCGCTTCTTTCCCATGAATCTTCATCTACTCTACTTGAAACAATAGGGCTTTGTGCAACTTCATGTGATTTAGTTTCTAATATTAATGGAATTGGTGCAGATTGACCTCTTGTTTGCCCATTAGTCTGTCTGTATAATTCAACTGTATTTTCAATTGTAGAAACACCATATTTTGTTTTCAGAAATACTTTTCTACCTTCTAAATTAACTGTAATTGGATTTAAAGCTGGAATTGGTTTGCCATCGATAGATGTTTCTCTATCAATTTCAACTTGCTCAGATTCTCTAGATTTCAAAGCCTGTTCTAAACCGCCAGAATTGAATTTGATAGATATTTTATCCCCTTCAGTTTCCCAAGTGGATAAATCTAGATAACCTGAATAACTCAAAGTCCAAATATCAGTTTGTGGATGTCTTTCTTCTCGTTTTAATTGAATTTCGGCATTGATTCCCTCAATGTCATAGACTAATTGTATAAACTCTTTTCCACTACCTACAAACTTTGAAGAATTTGAAAATCTGGAAACAATGCCAAAATATTGTTCATTTCTAGCAAGTTCTTTCTCATCACTATTCCATCCCTCTGGCTTATCAATTATCAATGATCCTTGTGATTTGCTATAAATAGTATAACGAACTCTATCCGTGTATGCTGGATTTATGTTTCCCATTTTACTTCCAGTTTAAATTATTGTTTCTCCATAAATGATAATTAATATCAATTTTAGGAAGATTAACTACTGTTGATTTTTTTTGATTTTTAATGGCTCTCAAAGTTTCTTTCATTACCGATAAACTTTCTTTTCCATAAGAACTATCATAAATATTATTGGCTTGAAAACCCTTAACCATTTCATTATCTCTGGTAAACTTATTCAAAATTGAAGCCCTCATATAGCGGTTATAATCATCTACTGATTTATGTACAATATCACCTTGTTTAAGAAAAGTAAGTGTTGGTTTATTTGGAGTAATTCTTGGACTAGAACCATCAGCTTTGGTAATAACCTCACTTACATATCCGTCCCCAACTTCTGCAAATTCAGCTTTTCCACCTTTACGACCATGTTTGTATTTTGGTATTGGAGTAGCTAAAATTGTCCCTATTTGTATAGCTCCCATAGCTCCAGCCACTGTAGCCATAATAGGTCCTAATGGTAAAAATGGCTTTGTATTTAAAGCATTAAGAACCGCTAATGCAGTACTTATTGCGGCTTGTGCTAAAGCAGACGCTTTATTGAAAACTGCTTGTTTATGTTGCTCTTTTTTCTTTTTGTCTTCTAACTCCTTATTCTTTTTTTCTCTTTCCTTATTTAATAAGTCTTTCTGACGCTCATCGTTTCCGGCTAGTTCTAGTTGTTTATCGTAGTACTCATTATTTTTAGTAATTTCATCATCTATTTGTTGAATTTTTGCTTCAAAAAATGCCCCAGCTAAATCAGTCAATGCGCCAGTCATATCAGAAGAAATCTCAAGAATCAAAGTAGCCTGTTCCTTCGCTGATAATACTTTTTTCTTTTCTCCTTTATCAAACGTATCTACCTCAGTTTGTTTTAATTTTAGTTTTGCATCTGAAATCTTTTTTTCAGTTTCTAAAATAATAGCATTTGATTCTTTAGATCCATCTGATTGTAATTTGAATGCAGATAATTCAGCTTCTAAATTGGCTATCTGAAGTTTAGCTGTAGCAATTGCGAATTCTTTTTTAATATCAAAAATTTTCTGCTCATGATCTTTAGTAGCTTTTTCTTTTGCACTATCATTTAACTTTGACAAATCACCTAATGCTTTGAATTTTTCTTCCTCTGCTGCTAATTCTTCATTCATAGCTATTTCTAGCTTTGAAACTCCTTCTTTTAAATTAGCTTCGTAAACCTTAGGATCAAATTGATTTATTTTATCAATTTCTTCAGCTGTTTTCTTTTCAATATCAACGATTTTGTTTGCTGCTTCTTCTTTAATTCTAGTACGCTCACTTACATTTAACTTATCTTTTTCTAGCACAAATTTATCAGCGTCTAATGAATGTTGTTTGCTCAAATTAGCAAGTTCAATCTGTTTTGATTGGCTTTGTTCTAAAGCAGCTATTCTAACATCGTCGGCTTCTTTATCGTCTTTAGCAACTTCATTATTTAATTGAATACTTCTATCAAGTCTTTGTTTTTCTAAATTGTAAAGGTCATCTGATGCCTTTTTTTCTCTTTCTAATTTTTCTTTTAATGCTTTAGCTTCTGCTTTTCTTCTTTTTTCAGCATCTTTATCTTCCTCTGTACTACCTGTTGGGATTACTGGACTATCAGGTTTTTTTATAGTTGGGGATATTTTTTTATTTGCTTCTCTTATAATTTGGGCTTTCTCATTAATATCTTTTATTAATCTCTCTTTTTCAAGTTTTAAATCCTTACCACTTTTTCCAAGTGGATTTTGTAAAGCATAAGGATTAAATTCTTTGATTGCTTTTTCGTTTTTCTTATAAGCCCCTTGCAAAACCTTGTAGTCTCTTTCTGCAACAGTTTTAATTGATTTTGCTATATCGGCATCAGAACCAGTACCTTGCAAATTTTGAAATTGTTCAGAAAACATTTTAACTCCTGATTTTTGCCCTTGTCCTTTTGCTTTTAAATTTAATTCATCCCATGAAGTATTTAATCGTATTAGATCTTTAAGGCCTCCTGTGATACCATCTATCATTGTACCAAAAAAATCAGAAATAACACCTTTTCCAGTACCAATTGATAAAATCAAACTATCATAAGTTGACTTCATTAATCCTGTTTTATTTTGTACTGTATCCATTCTAACACGAGCTTGTTCATTTGCTGTGCCATATTCTCCCATTTTAGAAGTTAAATCTTTTAACCTATCTGTATGAGATAAAATATTAATAGCTGCAGTTGCATTTTCTAAACCAAATATTTTTACAATTGATGCATTATCTTTTAATAAAGGTTTTAAATTTTCAAGTTTATCTGCAATTGGAATAGTTTTATCTTTAAGCATATCAAAAGAAATACCTAATCTTTCCATTTCTTCTCTTGCTCTTCTTGGTAGAGCATCAGGAGCTGATATTTTAAGTAATACGTTTCTTATTGCTGTTCCAGCATCAGCGCCTTTCAATCCATTCTCGGCTAATAATTCTACCAAAGCAACACTTTCTTTGATATTAATATTGCTACTTTTTGAAACTGCACCAAATTTCAAAACAGCTTCTGTTAATTGAGGTATTTCAGCACTACCATATTTAGCTCCATTCGCTAATGCATCAACATAATATTGAGCTTCTTCTGCACCTGCTCCAAACTGGTTCATAGCATCTGTAAGTGCTGTTGCAGCTGCAGGCATTTCCATATTTGCTGCTTTTGCCAATAATAATGTTGCCTCTGTTACTTGATTTAAAGCTTGAACATTATTTAGCAATTCAGGTTTTGCGGATGCTATCAATTTATAAGCTTCTACAACTGCTGAAGCTCCACCTTTTGTTTCTTGACCTAATTCAATTGCCTGATTTTTTAAATATTCTAAATCTTTACCTGTAGCACCTGTTATCGCACTTAAATCAGCTACACCTTGTTCAAAAGTATTAACTATTTCATACGCTCCTTTCATTGCACTTGCAAAAGCTACAATTCCTCCAGTAACTCCAAAAGCAGATATAAGATTTTTTAGTCCACTAGCTATATTAGATAATGGATAATTACCAACGTTTTTAGAAAAATCACCTACTGCCTGATCTGCTTTTTTTACTTTACTATCTAATTTTTCAAATTCTACAGAAGCTTTTTTAATTTCAGCTGTTGAAGCCTGTTCAGAAGCAATTAAATCACGAAGTTTATTTTTGGCTTCTGTTCTAGCATTATTTAACTTAGTGTAAGCAGAAACTAAACCTAGGCGTTCTAATTGTTCTTGCTTTACTTCTTTATTTATTAATGCGAGCTCTAGGCGCTCCTTAACTAAAGCTCTATTAGTTCCTTCAGATGCCAATTCTATTTTCTTTTTAGTAGAAACTAAAGAGTTTTCTAATTGAATTTGCTCCTTCCAAATACCAATTGCTTCATTATTGGCTGAATTTATTTTTTTTTGATTTTCTGCAAAATCAGCTGCATTGAATGAGCCACGCAATTTGTTATTAGCATCTGCAAGAGATACAATAGCTGTTACAAATTCCTTGTTCTTTCCAATTGCAGCATCAACTGTTTTTGCATATTCGGCACCCCAATTTAGGGTGTCATCTGATATTACATCTTTGCGCGTGATTGTTCCTTCGGCCATAGCTACTATTTTTTTGAATTTTGCTTTTCAATAGCTGTTATTTTACTTTTCACTTGATTTTCTAATGAATAGTACTTCTCAACAGAAATACTATAAAAATCAAAGTCAAACCCTAAAATAGCAGCATATCCAGCCATTATGTTAATAATTGAATTGCTCTGTTTTTGGTCTTTTTTTTCTTCGCTTTGTTGTGGAAGTTGTGACTTGAAAAGGGATATTTTTTGTTCAATTCCTTTTGATTCGCGATCTATCTTTTCTAGTTCTTTGAAGTATTTACTTTTGTCAAATGAATACCCATAGTCATTTAATATTTGGATTAAATCGTCATTAACTTCAAATTTTAAAGCCTCTATTGACATTTTAATTATCAAATATTTTTGTTCTAAATATTCAATCTCTTTTGAGAGATTAAATATTTTTCTGGTATTATCTGAATCAAATCTGTTTTTATAGTCTTCAAAAATTATTTCCCATAATTCAACCAGTTCTTCAATTGGAATACTTTCGTCTGACAACAATGAAATATCCCCTGTCTCGATTATTTCGATTAGAGTTACCATTGGGAGTGTTCGTAGTGTTTTATAAATCATAGGTCTAATTTTTGTCTGTAATAATCCAATACAAATGGTTTTAATTTTGTTTCAATCAAAAGGTTTAAATTCTCGTCTGTCAATCCAAAAAGACTTGAAGAAAGCCAATGTGGAGAATTTAAAATATCATCTGTCTTTGGGTCCGTAGAACCAAAATAAAAGGTGTTATCCTGTACTGTTACATAAAAACTATTAAGCCAGTTGCCAGTATCTTTACCCGTGAATGGTTCGCCAGCTCCTTTTGCCCCATTAGTAATTATTTCTGTTGCTTTGGAATAGAAACCAATAGCCTTTCCATAAATATCCTTGCTATTCTCATTTATCTGTTTTTTATTCATTTCAACCATGTAAGCACTTAAAGACTTAATGAATTGGAATAATTCATTTGATAGTTTTTCTGGCTGAATAGCTATTGCTTTTTGTAATTGTTGATTGAATGATGCCATAATTTTTAAACAAAAAGAGGTCGCCAAGGAAAATTTCCCTGCGACCTCTTCTACAATAAAATTTAATTTTTACTTTGCTTTAACTACTTCAATACCTTTAACTTCTATATCGCTAACATTTTTTGTTGTTGCAATTTTAAAAGCTTTTTTTAGTTCTGATAAGCGTTCTTTTTCTGGCATTTGCGCAAAAATCCAAACATTTTCAAATTCTGCTCTGAACTGCTCAAAAGTTCTTGAATAATTTGGCTCAAATGCAATACCCTTGTATTTAAGTCTAGGCATATTAGATACCTGAAATTACTAACGTATCGACTGCTTCGTAAGAGGCTTCGGTTTGAGCTACCACGCCATTTAATCCTAAGATTAATCCATTTGCAAAGCCAGTACCTGTTAATTGATAAACTCCGCTTGAATCGGCAGGAACAAACGTATGTGTAACCGGTGCTCCTAAAGCTGTTTTCAAGGTAATATCTGAATCAGTCAATGATTTCACAACTTCTCCAGCACATCCAGCATCTACTTTGAATTTAATCGAAGTAGCGCTTGCGCTAACTAAAGTAATATCAACATCAAAAATTCCTTGTACTTCAAGATGGCTCCAAGTAGGTTTCAATACAACTCCATTGTCTTCAAAATCGTTGTAATCAGAATAAGTTAAAGTAACTGGTGTATGCGCTGGTTTGTCTTTCATTGCATCAACACGTTTTCCAACTTCAATAGTTACTAACTGACCTTTCACTTTAACTCCATCTGGAGTAACTCCTTTGATTTCTTGAGTTTCTGTAAACTCATAAATTCTCATTTCTCTACCTGAATATGATTTCAAAGCATTATGAGAACAAAGGCCTAAGAAACAATTGAATGTTCTTACTTTTTTACCTGTAGCGGTGCGGTATTTTTTTACACGACCTTCAAAATAGGTATCCTCTGTATCGGCAGCAGCTAATTCTTCAATTTCAAAAAGAGGAATGATCTGTTTTAGATTAACTTGTTCTTTCCATTTTGCTAATGACTTTGCATCAGCTGCTGTGGAGAATTCTTGCGCATCGATTGCTAAGGCATGGCGAATTACCATTCCTTCAAGGCATTGCTCATTTGCGCCTGTATTTTTGTTTTTTGTCTCGTCTTTTGAGCACTCTACAATTAAACTCATAGTGTATTTTTTTATTGGTTACAATTAAATTGATATTTCAAATCCCCATTAATTGAGAATATGTGATAGGGACTGGTATCGCTCAATTTGATACGTGTGGTATCAAAATCTTTAAACACGTTTTTAATCCCTTTTTCTAAGCCTGTAATCTCAATTGCTTTAGATTTTTGTATTAGTTTCATGCACTTGTCATGAATCTCTGAATCCACTCGATATGATTTCCCTGGTATTTGTTTTTCCAAGTTCAGCATGAAAACAATTTTAATTTTTGCTGTAAATAATTTTCCATCTTTTGTTTTGTGCTCGTCATCTGATTCGATGAAAAAAACATTTCCACCAGCTGCAGTAATGTCATCATAATACACTTCTTTTCTTTCTGAATTAGAAGTATATACCTCTGGAATTAATGATTTTCCATCTTTTGAAATTGACTTAATTACACGCCCATAATAATTGACGTCTTTTAAACATAGATTAGTTGCCAAAATATTTTGGATGATCTTAATTTTATTGTCTATTCCTTTTGATGGATATTGATTATAATTCATACTACCAAGAGTTACCAGATTGAACCGAAATAGATTTTGGAAAAATTATTTTTTTAGCAGTTTTTATTGCTATTTCATACTTACTTTGAATCCCTTGCGCCATTACAATTCCATTGTCGTTTTTAACTCCTTCGAGTTCTAGCTTAAGCGATTGAAAAGATAGTTTAGCATTTCTTTCTTGAAGATTACTTCTACTAGATGAAATGAACAGCTCTAACATTTTAATAGCGACACAATAACCAATGGCATCATCAAACAAAGCTTTTTTATCTAAAATTGTTTGAGAATAATCTATAGAAGCATTATACAATTCACTTTTATCGATAATATTAGTAACTACCTCTTTTGCGCATTGTTTCCTAATAGAAGAAAGGAACTCGTTGAATTTAACGAGTTCCATATCTATTTCAGATACTGCAGAATAAACATTCTCAACCGTAACTAGTTGGTGAAACATATTGACTTTTCGACCAGAATTAGCCGTTAAATTCTCTTCTGATAATTCAATACCGAATTGACTATTTAACGGCTTTTCCCAACCAATTCTAGTTTCTAAAGCCAATATGGATTCATTACTATACATTAGGCAGCAACGATATTAGCTTTAAAGACTAATACTTGCTCTTCAGAAAGCTCATCAATATACTGGGCTAATTTAGCATCGGTATTATTTGATTTAGCTTTGTTAGATTCAAGAGCAATATTAATTGCTGTAATTACAGAAGCTTTTGTATAGTTAACTCCTTCATACAAGTAAGTTGTATTTCCTTCAACTTGAACATCTTTAGAAGCAGTTGCTTCTTCACAATCTAAAATATAGATGTTGTCAATGTTATTTATTACAGGCAATACAATTGCTTGAGAAGAAGTAAACTCTTTAATAGGATCGTTTTTATGGTATTTAGAAACTAAAATAAAGTCATCTACTTTTTGGTAGTCAACAGCTTTGTCAGGGAAAGTTTCTTCAGCTAATCTTCCGTAAGTTAAAGAACCTACATTTAAGTCGGTTAAGAAAACAACTGCATTATCAGCCCAAGGCTTAACAGGTTTTTGTTTTCCGTCTTTTTCAACCAAAACGTGTCTGTCTACAACTTGAATTGTAATTCCGTAAGCAGACTGTAAGAACTCATTTGCTTTTTCAACAGATTGTACCGGCGGAATATTTGAACCAACAAAATCACGATAGAAAGCATATTGCTCACGTACTTGTTGATTAACCTTAAACTTATTCCAAGTAGCTTTATCTATTAAGACATATCTGATTGTATTACCAGCTGGACGAGCAGCTTCAATAACTCTATCTATATCATCAATTGGCTTAGCATCCGAATCCGACCATCCTTTTGAGACTCCAAATTTGTTAGATGCTGGATGATTGAAGTTTACTCTGATTCCAAGACCAGGGTTATCATCATCAGCAACTAAAATCATACCTGTAGATAAAGCTTGATGAAACATAAATTCAAGACGCTCCCAAACACCTGATACGGCTTTACTGGTGTCAGCAAAAAGCTTTCTTAAAACTTCTGAATCTTGACCTCCAACAGCTAAAAGAATGTTTAATTCATTCATAGTAGTTTCGTTCAAAGCCAATTTCATTCCGATTTTTGGAATCTCACCATCTGCTTTTTTAATAGAATCTCTTTTTTTCAATGGCAAGCTAGAATCCATTGCTACTACATCAGCAGATACAACAGTATTTGCTGAAGATAAAGAACCCCAACGAAGTGTTGGTGAATATTCTTTTTTCAACATAGATCTATGAAGATACGTTAATGGGTTTGTGGTTCCATTAAGTTTTTCAATAATTTTTTGGGCAAATAATTTGAAATATTTATCCACCCATTGCGGGAATAATGATTTTTCCATAATTCAATAATTAATCTTGAGTGAATAAAATTTGTGATAATGCAGTTTTTGCTCCAGAAGGAATTGCAGGCAAACCATAATTGATTACTGCTCCTTGATTAACATCTCCTGCTAACATAACAGACGCAAATGGTCTTTTAGTTAGAATAGTAGCAGTTAAAATTCCTTTGTAAGTATGACCTGAAGGTAAACTTCCATAAGCTCCATTTGAAATAGCTAATGGCTTGTAAACTCCTGTTGCATCCTCAACAATGATAACTCTACCAGCTTTTAATACTTCTTCAGTAACACCTGTAACATCCAATGTTTTACCTCCTGGAATATCATGGTCTACTTTTTTGATAACAATACAATCCAAAGTTGTATCAACTTGAATAGGTGTATTAGTTAGATCGCCCTTTGTGTTCGACATAATTTCTAATGTGTTTTTGTTAATAATTAATTACATACTCTCAACAATGTCACCCACTAATTTTTCATCAACTGCACCAGCTGGAGCACCTTGCCCAGCACCAGGTCCATATTGATTTGCATCAGCAGAAACCTGAACCATTTTTGAAAATACACCTTCCAAGCTTGTTATTTGCTCTTCAAATGGCGTTTCAGAATCTAGTTCAACATTTTTAAGCATAAACCCTTTTGTTCCTTCATCAAGTTTTTTGAAAACTTCCGATTTTTCAAGTAATGATTTTGCTTGTTCTAACTTAGTTTGCTTGATATTGCCTGATTTTAAAGCCTCTAAATCAGAAGTAAGTTTTTCGTTTTGTTTCAAAAGTGCTTTAGCCCAAGCTGGAGCATCTTTATCTACTTCAATAGCTTCTTCCTCTTCTTCATCATCTTTAGATGAATTACCTTTTTTCTTTGCTGCAAGTTCTTCCGCTTTCTTTTTTTCTGCCTCAAGAGTGCGAGTTCTATCGTCCCCTTTTGCAATATCTTCGATACTTAAAATATCGTTGAAATCGTTAATCACTGCATCAATAGCTGCTTCATCAGCATCATCAGCTGGTTTTTTAGCCAGTTTATCCGCGATTGCGTCTAACCTTGTTTGTGATAGATTAGCCTTAGGAAATAATGCTTTAAGTCTAGCGATCACTTTTGCTTTTTCTACTGCCATAGTTTCAATGTTTTAAATTGTTGATTATTAGATTACAAATGTAACAAAATATGTTCTATTTAGATTTATTCTAAATAATTTTTTTTACATAAAAAAACCGCTACTATTTGCAGCGGTTTTTTATCTAATTTAATTTCCAGCCTTGAAAACACAAACCAAATCTAGTTTGTCCATTTCTATCTGTATATTCATTTCCCCGAATATTGACATTGAGACTTACATCATGGCCTACTGATAGATTGTTTAACAAGTCAACTTTGTCTTTCATAAATTCTACAGGAACCTTTTGAGGGTATTCCTCGTTAGTTTCAACTACTAAAATTTGTTTTTTAAGTTGGTTAGCTCCAATCAGTTCAACTTCTCCTTTGAAGTAAACTTTACCTTTAATTTCTAAGTTCATGATCTATTATTGTTTCTAGTTTAAATTGTGAATATCCTTTTTGAAATGCTTTATAATTGTAACCTGCTTTTCTTTTTTGTTTATTGAAACTATCCCATTCCGAAATAGTCATATATTGAATGTAATGCTTGTCGTTTTTTGTTGCTATTACTTCAATTATTTGATCACTATTTGCGATAGGCTGTTTCAATTATAGAGCTGATGTAGTAATTGGTTGTACTGGGCTTTCTTCTTCTATTAATTTCAATTCTGCATCAACATCTTCGACCAAATCCAAAATTCCAACAGATGTTTTACGACTTATGATTTTACTTTGAACAGCCGAAGTAAGTACATCAACTGTTTCTTTTATATCCGACGGTAAAATTGAATTAAATTGAATATCATAATATAAAGCAGATCCTTCTTTTGAAAATGCAGTATTGGTTGTTTGAGTTATTCCTGATATAATGATGTTCAAACATCTTTCGATGAAGGTTTTTGTTTCCAATTGCTTTAAAGAAGCCTTTACATTTGTAGCCAAAAACATTAATTTAACCGTTTTTTCAGCAACATTCCCTAATGATTTTAACTTATCTAATGATAAATTAGGCACTCCAGAACCGTATGCAATTGCATCTTCCAACTTGTCTAATTCTAACTTATTACTTTCTGGTGCTGTTGTGGACTCCAAAAATTTCACATCTCCTTTTACCTCTTTTCCCTCATCATCGATAGTTATTGGAATATTAAAATGCTTACCACTTTCTTCTTTCAAAGGCATAGTCTTAACCTCACCATAAGTTAATAATATAGGGTGTCCAGAATAATCATTTGCATCACCAAGTTTTGACAAAGCAACTTCATGTCTATCAACTGCGGATCTAACAGTATACCATTGTGGTTCATTTTGATAATCATACACTACTGGTATTCTATCAAAACCGTGAGGAATTGGATTTGATTGAAGTATAAATCCTCCGTCTTTATTGTTTAAATAGTAGTAATTGTTTTGGTCCCAAATTTGGACGTTGCTAAGGTCTTTCCCATCCTCACTAGATTTGTACTCCCACATAAACGCTATCATGTCTCCGCTTACATCAAAATAAGGCGTCATAATTCCTTTTGTGTTGTCAAGTACTTTCGCTTTTATTTCCTTAGCTTGTGTTTTCATACCAAGAAATGCCAATACTTTATTTAGCAAAGATGTTTTTCCACTGTCCTCAATATAGAACTGAACCGCTACTTGGGTTTGAGAAAACTTTAAAATAGTAGCTTCTAATAATTTAGAATCCATTCTGTTTACACGCCAAATTTGTTTCACCAACTTAGCTAAGTCATTGTTTTCAGAAGGAATTAAAGTGACTGGGTTTCCAATAACAAAAGCCGCCAAAGTTTCAACAATGTTTTGAGCGTGGTTTAAATATATTTTTACCATTTTCGACATCTTGCCGTCACCTAATGCTTTATCAATTTGAATTTTTTCAATTTGACCTTCTCTTTGCTTTCTGTCAAAGTCTTTGTATTCTTTGATATAGTCATCGATTTTTTTAATGTCTTTTGTCTGAGCTTTAATTTTATTTATAGCTGATGACGGGTCCGTTTTTAGTAATTCTAATAATTCCATAATTCTTTTTAATAGGTTATATTTTTACTTTCTTCTTCGCTCATTTCGTAAGTTCTAGACTTATTGTTATATGCCATGTGACCATAACGAGTTGCGTCCCAGAAGTGATTAAATTTATCAATTGGCTGGTTTATTGCAATTCCATTAATTTCTTTCATTCTATAATTTTCTTGCTCCTTTTTAGCATGGGAATACAAATGATTTTTAACAATGTGTATTTTCTTTTGCTTCATCGAACCAAGCCAATACATTACACTTTTATTTTTACTGATTTTAAAAGCTTTCCATCCTTTGCTTTTAAGTCCTTTGACCATTTCAACGGTTCCCTTATTTTCACCCGTATACTTATCTGAACTATCACAAGGCAAAGGCAATGATTTCTCAATGTTTAAGGCTTCTAATAAATTGGAAAGCTCATCTGGAGTTTCAATAGGTTCATAACATAAAAGCTCAACCCATATATTATATTCATCTTCAGCGTATTTTACTAAAGCATTTGGATCTGTAGTAAATCCAAAGTCATTGGCATGTATGTGGGCTACATGGTCTGGGAATTTATCAATATATTCTACAAAAGGGAAAATAATTCCTTTCATTGCACCACGTAATCCTAGAGCATAAACCTTATGCATAAACTCATCTGCTGTACCGTTTTGAATATTTGTAGGGTGTGGTGGCGGTTGATTTGTTTTTGAAACCGGTTCTACTTTTTTAGTTAATGGATTGTAACAACAAACAACATTATTTTTGACGATATAAGAGTTTGGTTTCCAAGGATCGTATGATAATATTTTGTTGCGTTCCTGAACAGATACGAATTTGTTATCAAGGTAAGTTGTGCGTAAAAATCCAACATCAGGCCTTGTAAGAACTTTATCAAAAAACCAATGCTCGGTAACGCTCGGGTTATAATCAGCCCACCAAAACTTTCTACAACGCATTTCTGTCTGGTCAAAAACAGATTGATTGATAAACATAATTTCATTGAAAAAAGCATAATCACATCCTCCACCATGCTTTCCATCTCCAAGAAAATAAATAGTGCTTTTACCAATTCTAAAACTCTTAACCTCTTTGGCATTGTGAAATGGATTTGGAAGTCCGTAATCATCTAGCCTTCTTTTGAAATCATCATAAAGAGTAGTCTTAAACTCGTTATAAGTTTGTCTGTAAATATTTATAGTGCAGCTTTCTTCAACATATAAGCAAAGCCAAACTATTAAATCTACACCGGACCAAGTTTTTCCAGAACGAGAGGAACCTTCTAGTGCACATCCACGGAAACCGCTAATCAATTCTCCTCGCTCGTTGTAGTTTTGTTGAAGAATTGCCGAATGAAGGAATTCGTAGTTTGGATTAGTATTTTCGTCAAAGTTGGTCAGCCTACTGCGTGAAATATCAATTTCCCTTTCTTTCAAAAGGGTTTCAAGTTCTAATATTTCTTTGTCAGTTAGCATTTATACTTTAACCTTAATTATTTCATGTCTTATCATGAAACTTACTTTTTCCTGCAACTCCTCTCGGTACTTTCTACAAAAATACCTTTTGCTTTCATGCATTAAATTATATTGAGATATGATGTGCCTTTGCTCCTCTAAATCATTAAGATTGTGAGTTTCTATATAGGAATTAATTAGACGCTGCTTTCTTCTTTTTTCAGTCAAAAGAATTAGTCTTTTTAGCGAAACTGTTTTGAGTTTTTTTAGCATATAATTTTAGTTTTCAATTTCGCCATCAATTAGAATTATCTTAGAATCATCTTCTGCCTGTTCCTCTGCAAAATCAAGTAAAGCCAAACCGATTAATTCTGGATTGGTTGTTTCTATACCATCAATAAAAATTTTTCCGTTTGATATTTCAATCATGATTTTAGATTAAAAAAAGTAATTTACATCTGGTTTTTTATAAGGATTGAATTAGCAGAAAATGTTAAAGCTTTCAATCCTAACGCCATACGATCCAAATTGTCTATGCGCCAAACTTACAATCCGCACATCACCGAATGATTTAATGACCCATTCTACAAGACCAGAAAGTTCGATGTTCCGACTTATCGGCATAAATTACTTTTGTTGTTGAAGTGGAGGGAATCGAACCCCCAAAGCTGAAAGCGACAGATTTACAGTCTGCTGATTTAACCACATTTACCATCACTTCAATTTTGCTTGTCTTTCCAAGCTGTCATATTGACCCATACCACGGGCTACTAATCTCGACTTGCGAGGAGGAATTGAACCTCATTTAAATACCAATTCTCAATAAGCGAGCAGAATCGAACTGCATTCGTGGCTAAGATAGGATTCGAACCTATAAATCTTAGTACTAGAATATACCAATCTAGAAGAGTGTTTTAGTTTATTCTATTTTGGTAAATAAGAATAAATTTTAGACATAAATGCCACCCTTTACGTCTACCAATTCCGCCACTTAGCCTTAAAAAACTTCGGAAAACATAATAAAAACCCGAAGTAAAAAAATATCCCAAATCCTTTGAATGAATTGTTGTAAGAACGTGACTATGTTTAAAGTTGACCCCAATCAACTTAGTAGCGAGAGTAGGATTCGAACCCACGACCTTCGAGTTATGAGCCCGACGAGCTAGCCTCTGCTCTATCTCGCGATTTGATTTTTCAAAAGTAACAAAATATGTTTAATACATAACAAAATATGTTCTTAAATATTCAAAAAAATAGTTACCCTATTTTTGTTGCCTTTTCAATCAACTGCTTAATTCTTAACTCTCTATCAGCAGAATTATTAATCACTAAAGGCTTATCTTCATCTCCTTGGAGAACAATCTTTCGTGATGGATAAATGCCTTCTAGTTTATTGATTTCCTTTTGAATTTGATTTATAGCAGTCATTCCTTGAGGAGTACCTCGATACTGCTCTTTCATCGATCTAATGTTTTGCTTTAATTCAGCTATGCGAAGAGCTCTTTTTTGTTCTATTGTTGCTTCCTGGTCCTCGTGCCAAATTTTATAAGCCTTTTGAAGTAAGTTTTTACTTTGGCGTCTACAAACACCCCACTCCTGCTCAATATTTTTTAAGATTAAATAGTCTTGAATCCCATTAATTATCCAGCCCTGAATAGTAAAAACACGCTTTTCTGTTTCCAGCTTTGAAGCTCTATTTATACCTGCCATGCTAATTAATTATTGGGAAACATTCGTTTAATAACCGAAATGTGACGGGACAGTTCAGTTATCCTATCTCGGAGTTTTATTGCCTCTTTCTCGCGCATTATTCTAATTTCTGCGTCTTGATCCTGAATTGGTTTTGGATCATAAGCAGTTAATGCCTTTTCGTTTATTTCTTTTTCTGCTTCTAAATATTCGATAATAGAATTTCTCATCTCAATAAGTATTTGATAATTAGTTTCTGCCATCTTTAATTTAGTTTTGCTTAATGGCAGTAAAAGTAAGCAAAACTTTAAACACTATATTTCTTGATTTATATTTTCAAAATCATCTCCAATGTTTAATTCTGGGAAGTTTTCTTTTATCTTTTTTGGGTCTCCTTTGTAGAAAACTAAAACGTTTTGATGCATTTTACCAACCTTACGACCTCCATTGAATTGGCGCCTTACACGAACCGCTAAGGAACCGACAACGTTAACCAAAATTATTTCATTATATAACTCCATTCCAGCATCTTTAAATGCCTGAATAGTATCGCTCACGAAATTGTAATAGAAACCTTTTTTATCGCGCACATCACCAACAACGAAACACGCAAAACGGTCGTATCTTAGTTGAGCAACTGATTTTTTAATGATTGAAAAGTAAACTTCTTTGAAATCGGCATAATCCATATTAGATAAGTCTTTCGGGTCGTCACTATACTTTTCAAGGTCAGCATACGGTGGGCAAGAATAAACGAAGTCGAAGTCTTTGAATTCTACCTCATCGAGCACTTCATTGCTATCACCATCAAACCAATCTACGTTTTTAACATCCAAAATAGAAGCTTGTTTTCTGTTCGCTTCCACTTGATCCAAACGCAAATCAATTCCAGCATATTGATACCCAAGTACACCAGCAACAATACCACGAACGGACCCACCAGCAAATGGGTCTAGTATTCTTCCTCCGTCTGTACAAAACCAACGATAGGACAATTCACATAGAACAGGATCGAAGATACTCGCACCTTCATAAACGTGCATTCCTTTTTGTTTGGCATAATCTATAATTTCATCCCAGCTAGGCTCTCTCTGTAATGATTCGCGCATTTTATTACGTAATTCATAAATGCCTGTTGACTGACCGCTTTTAGCAATCAATTCTACATCTTCGCGTGTTTCTTGCGAATTAAAACCAAGCTCTACCCACTTACGCTTACGTTCTTGCCAAACTCCTGAACGTGTATCTAAAATAGAAAATGGAGGAAAAATAAAGCTATCTTTTAATGATGATGGAATTATTTTTTCAGTATTGCTTCCTGAATTATTCAACATTCCCTGGAATGCAATTTCATCAAATTCAGGAATATTTAACATCGATTGCATCTCTGGAAAATCCAAATCAAAATTTTGTACAAAATCAAGTAATCCTTGTTGGGTTATTTTTGCATAGGCAGATGAATACACCAAAACCAATTCGGCAGCTTCTTTGATATTGCTACAATCAATAAAAGTAGCTGGAAGCATAACAGGAACATCAACGCCACTTTCTTTTGCTTTCTGTAAATCTAAGAACCGGTGGCGACCATCTAAACAATATAACTTGCCTTCGCTTTCCCAAACCTTAAATGGATCAACAAACTGATATTTTAGTATTGAATCCAATAGCTTTTTATCGCCGTTATTATTCCACTCCTTGAAGTTTTCTTGCTGTACAAATTGTAATTCTTCCCATTTTATTGGAACCGTTTTTAATACCCTTGATGTGATAAGTTGCTCTGACATAGTATGTTTTTTGTTTCTTTTGGAAATAAGATGCAACAAAGTAACAAAATTTGTTTTATTTTAAACAAAATATGTTCTTATTTAAAACAAGGCATAAAAAAAGCCACCCGATTATGAGTGGCTATTTATTTGATTTTTAGATATTTAACTAATTACAAGCGGCGGCTATCTTTTTTGACATTTCTGTTTGAAGTAATGTTATTTGCCTGTAATCAATTCCTGTTGGTCCAGGATTATTGCGTACATAGTCCATTTTTGCTTCATAATCTTTAGTTATTGATGCTTTTTCTGCATCACAATTAGGCGAATCTTTTGAACATGATGCTAAAACAAGCAACATTCCAAGGGCAATGAATTTTTTCATGGTTTAAAATTTAGGTTGATGTAAATATATTAATTTTCTTTAATAGTTAATTCCTCTCCACTTAATGCGAAGTAAAGGTTTTGAAGTTGGTGGAAGTATTTAATGTGTGCCATTTTTTCAATCCATAATTTAGTTGTTCCGCTTGTTTTGATACATTCAATATGTATATCTCTTTTTTCGTATCTATCTTGATACGGGTTAGATTCAAATCCAAACTTCAATAACCATTCTTCCGTTATTGGGATTGGTTTTAGTGATAATGAATCGATAGGAACCCATTCAATAATAAAATGCCCTTTTTTTGATTCGTGTTGTACTTTTATTTTATTCTTTTTAATAGCAACTACTTCTCTTGTTTCGAAGCATTCAACTAAATTTCTAATTCTTAATTCTTGTGCTTTCATAGTCCTAATTGTTTGATTGCTGATTCGGTTAGTTCTAATCCACTAAAAGACGCAAAGTATTCAACATTTCTTCCCATTGAAACATGGTATTTTACAGCGTCTATCTTAATTCCTATAAGCAAAACTTTTTCCTTAGCTTTTTGGTATTTCAAAGCTAGTTCAAAAGTTAAGTCCATTAATTTATTGCCTGTTGGATAGGTATGCAACAATCCAAAATTATGTGGTTCGTCCAAAATATTTCCGTCTTCATCTACTGGAACAAACATTCCTATTTCAAGAGGTTGTTTTAAGAAGTTTGCATAATATGTACATCTATTAAACCATTCATCTGATTCGGTTCCCCAATTTTTATATTCATCTGATTTTTCTAAATCCAACACAAAGTCGGTCATTGATATTAGTTTTTTCATCTATTTATTAATTAGTAATTTATTAATACCGATTATTATGTTTGACATTTGTAATAGTAATAATATGCATATTATAATAGTAATAACACGTTCCCTAAATCTATATTTTTTCATCTTATTTGTCTTTTTAAATTACTATTATCCAGCATTAAAAGAAGCTAAAATAACCCCTCTATCTTTTTCTGTTTCTCCTAAGTATTCAACGTTTATACGATGAGTTTGTGAATATTCAACCCAATCATAAGACTCAGTCTCGTATTCTACGCCTTTTGAACAAGTACCATGCCATTGGCCATTAGTAACATGGGTAACAAAAGTAGATGGGTGTATATTTCTTGCGTCTGTTTCATTTTCAGCAGAAACAATTACAGAATCATAAGTATCGTATCCGTCTACTACATTTTGTGTTAATAAAAATAGTTTCATAATTACTTTGTCTTTAACTATTTATAAATATAAATTCTCCTTTAAAAAAATAGTTGGTAAATTGAATGAAAATCCAAAAGCCTAATATGATAAACCCAAATATTTTAATAGTATAATATACAGTATGAATCATACTATCATAAAACTTAAAGTAAACATTGGTTTGGCTAAAATGGTGGTCTAATCTTGCCACTACATAAAAAAATGAAAGTAAGCATAGCCAAAAAGCGAAAATTCTTAATTCTAAAATCATATCTTATTTCTTTTTAAATGTTTTTATCCATTGCGACACGTTCCTTATGGTGCTTAATAAATGCTTGTTTCATTAACTCGCCAAATTCTTCGGCTTGTTCTTTTGTTAATTCGCAAACGCTTATTTTACTGTCTTGAAATCCTCTACCTCTCTTTCTTGGATTTGTTTCAGTACTTATGTAATCAGGCATTAGAGGCGGTTGTAATTTTACTTTGTATTCCATAGTTTAATTCTTTTTTAAAAATTTATCAATTTCGTTAAATAGCCAACCAGTTAGGTAAGCTTCGTGTTCATCTTTTTCCCTATCTAGCTTCATAGCACAATCTAAATATATCGCGTTCTTTATATGAACTATTTCGTGTGCTATATTGCTTAAGTGATTTTTGTCAGTAAAAGACACGACATAATTTCTAAATCCAGCTTCTTTATCTAGAGTTACAGCGCCGTAATTAGATAAGTCTTTTTCTATTTTATATTCTTTCTGAATATAAGAGAAGTCGTCATCCAGTATCATAGTTAACTTACACTCGTAAATAGGAATTTCAATTGTCTCTTTACGCACTAGCTTTTGATTTAAGATGAATGTTTAGAATATCCGTTAATTGGGCAACAGCTTCTTCGCAAGTATCGAATCCAGCTATTTCTGTTTCTTCGTTATAAATAACTCCGCTTTCATCCTGATAGAATTTAATGCTGCAAAGTTTGTTTTCTGGATTGGCATCGTCGATTTCTTTTAAAAGGTCTAGTATTTGTTTCATGGGTTTGAGTTTAATTTAAAATTGTTTTTAATCTTCATCAATAAATCCATCAAGGGTTATTTTCCAGTTAGCAATTTGCCCATTTTCGTCAATATCCATAATTATGTAATCTCCATAACCTCGACCTCCCGGACACATAATGTCTGGAACATAATTTTCTTCAATAGATAAAACAGTATTTCCTTCTTCGTCTTGCAAATAATAGCTTCCTGCATCGCAAACTTTATAGTGTACTTTAGCTTTTACACCTTCTTTCCAATTGGTAATTATCCCGCTATCAAGGTCAATAATTGGGCACCACAATTCGCCTTGTTTACAAGGTATTAAATTACCTTCTGTGTCTTCAACACCATTAACGGTTGCATCTTCGTAATATCTAACTCCTGCTTTTACGACTAAGGTTTTTAATTCAACTTCTTTTTCAATTTTTACTATTGCTTTCATGTGTCTATTTGATTTGGTTATTATTTAAAAGTTCTTGGTTTTGATAGATATTGCCGATGATATTTAAACTTCTGGCATTATTCCATAATTGATAATTTCCGATAAAGCCACAAGTATTTGGAGTTTCTGATTTATAATTGGCAGGAGTAGGAATTAAAGTAAAACCGCTTTTTAATAATTTTACAGCTAATACTTTTCCTATGCTGTGTCTTGAATAATTATCTGTAAGAAAATCACAAGTTCCGCCAACGAACTCAACAATATCTCCTTCATAAATTTCAACTCCATTTTTGTCTTTTAGGCCTGTGAATTGACCAACAGTATCAGGAAATACAAATAAGTTATCGTCTCCAGATAATATTTTATCAGACGAAGTGATTTTTTCAAATTGACAAGACAGTCTAGATTTATTATAAAATCCAAATACCCATGTGTTATTTATTAGGCTTAATCCTCTAAATTTTATTTCTCTGTTCATGGTTTCTATTTTTTTTGGTTATTTCTATTTGAACTCGTGAAACTTACAACTATCACTAAATTTTTGTAGTGAATCCCAAGCGGTCAACTCGCCATTTTCCCATTTTTCTTTTGGATATTGTTTTTCATCTTCACAGTGTAAGTAAGTAAAACTTCCTACTTTAAATTGTTTTCCTGCATATTTGCAGTTATAACAGCGTGGCTTCTTAGGTTTTAATTTTAGTCCCATGTTTTTCTCGTTTTAAAAAAGTGATAATTGTTTTTGTTCTTCCTGAACTGGCTCCCATAGGTTAGGGAACATTTCTAAATACCTATTCATGTAGTCAAAAGATTGACCACCAAGTATCGTAATATCTATGAATTTTTGCTTTAACCTGATTAATGGTACTTTCTCTCCGTCAACCAGATTAGCATAAATTATATTACTTTCTCTGCTTATGAAGTAGCAGTTTTGAATGTGAGAGATCATTACTTCAATATCTTTTCAATAATTCCCTCCATAGCCTTTGGATTGCGTTCGTGAGCCATTAAAAAACTACAAATCAAAGCTTTGTTTAATAAGTGGTTTTTCATCACAAACTCGGCATTGTTTTTAACCACATTGTAAAAGTGCATGGTGCCTTCTGGAGAAGCTTCAAAGATTTCGTTGTACTGTTTTGTCTGCTTATCTAATGGAGCATAAATACCTTTGAGCTGTGTTTTCAATGGTTTGTTTGCCATTGGATTTTTACTTAAATCTAAATCGTCCAGAATTTCAATTGCGCGTTGCATTAATATTCTAAGTTCAATTAGATTATAACCGGTTTGGTGTTTTTGTGATAGCTGCATTTTAGGATACTTGTTTTATTTTTCGACTTCTGTGCGTTGGGCATTCTAATTTCTTGATCTTGGTAAGGTTTTTAGTTACCAATTGAATTATTTTTTGGTGATGTTGCGTTAGGTTGTTATTCAAACCCCTAGATTGTTCTATCTTTAAAGTTGGGAGAATCAACTCAATTGTCTCTGTTCTTTTTCCATCTACTTTTGCGGATAGTATCAACGATTTTTCCTTTAAATAGTACTCATTTGTATAAACACAATGATTAAGCTCGTCGCCCTCTTCTTTAAATTCTTCAACACTTTTTAGAACTGAAATTGAAATGTTTTTATCTTTAATTTCTAAACCAAAAAACTTTTTGTTTCGCTCCACATATTCCTTAATTGCTTTTTCAAGATTTTGCTGGCGCTTGATTATTTCCTGACGTTGGCGCTGTCTTTCTTCACGTGCTAATATTTCACGTTTCTTTTTCATTAGCCGATCATGCTCTAATTTTAGGTTTTTTGGGCATACTAATTTAGCGTTCAGTAAGTCCTTTTTGAAGTATTGCAATAGGTCTAAATAGTCAATATAAATTGTATAGTCATTTGGCTTGTAGTTGTTCCTAATACAAATTTTAAATGTGTTCCAATAAATATTTACCCTATATGAATTACCCATTCTAAGCAAGTTGTATTGCTTTGCTTTGAGTAGAGTTTCCAACTTTGAATTGTGCGGAACCAGTTTCACCGCTTCAAGAAAAGTCAATCCTCTTAAATTGCAGTCAATACCGAATTTTTTATATTCAGGTTTAATTTCTGAATCAGGGTGATACTTTCTAGCATACACATCGTATTTATCTCTCCACCTTCTTGTATTTTCAACTCTAATCTCCATATTACCTCCCCAAGAATCACAAAAAGCTTGTGTGTTATGTTGTAGGCCAAACATGGTAACTTTTAAATTAGGCTGAATCCAGTACTGCAAAATTTCATGGAGTAAGTACTTAACTGGTTGACCTTTTTTGTAGTGGGCAATGAGTTCAAAGTTTCTAACTATTTGGAATTCGTAAAGAGTATCACAAATTGCAAAATAGTTTTTTTGAGTATCGGTAGTACAACGCGATTCTTTGATTTGAAGCTTTGTTTTACAATGCGGACAAGTTGCCCTTTTTCTACTCACTAAATTTGGGGAGAAGGTTTCCCCACAATCAAGACAAAGCACTCTGCTTTTGGTCATATAACCTCGATGTTCTAAACATTCTTTGTAAGCCCATTGCTTTTGATGGTCCAATATTTTAGGAAGGCATTGGCTTATTTCGACAACTCTTTTCTGAAGTATTGTTTTTGGCTTCATAGCTAAAATAAAGTTGGTTGTACACTTTCTTTTGATTCGTCTTTTTTTGGAGCTGATTTTTTCTTCATTCGCTCCATTTCTTGACTGATTATTTTATCCTTTGCGTCCTGTTTAGCTTTTGCAATATCATCTTCTGAAAGTTCTACCACATGATTAACAACCACATTTGCGTTAATTTTTTTGCTGGATTTTAAATCATCCTCATCGTAGTAGTGTTTTGCCATTCCAAAGATTTCTTCATCTGCAAAACCATTGCAGCCCGATTTTTGAACTGTTTCAAGAATGTAGTTAATACATTCATCAATATTTTTATTTTCTTTTTTAAGTGTATCGGCAAACAATGGATCATTTGCAGCAGTTTCGTTCAAATGGTTTTGAATTACTTTTTTAAAAGCTTCTGTTGATTTCATAAAATTTAGTTTTCTAATTCAAAATACCCGTTAATATCGTAGGCTAATGAATTGGTTATTAATTCTTCTAATTGATCTATATTTTCCTCTTCTTCTTGAAATTCATAAGCACCGGTTTGTATATTCCATTGGGCATGATAACAAGAATTATCTAACCTAAATTGAAAAACGTTTGCGTCAATTGTAGTTCTTGGGGTGAAAAGTAGTGTAGCCATAATATTGCTTTTTTAGGTGTTAAACGTTAAGCAATATTGGGTTGACAATTTTTACTGTGAAAGTAATTTTTGAAGTTTATTTAAAATTTATATTCGCAAAATTCTAAATCGTATATACCTAATTGTAAGTTAATTTCGTTTCTTAACTCAATTCTTTCATGAGGTGTTTTTTGGCACTCTTCGCGTTTTAATTTCAAACGAATTGAAGATGCTTTTAATGCAATTTCAATTAAATCACCTTTAGACAAATGCAGCGGTTTGTGTCTTTGTAGAAACTCAACAAATTCAAAATAACCTAATCCGTATCTATCGATAAGGCCTTGCTTGTATCGAATAGGATCTCCGCTTTTGAAATGATTACTTTCGAAGGATTGGATGTGAATGTTGTGTAAGTTTAAAGCAGTGGTTCTATTTGCCCCAACGCTGATATAATGCCCACCATTCATTTTTCCGTAATTCCCAGTAGCAATACATGGGTTTCCAAAATCAATAATTCTTGATATTTCGTTGATAATTGGCTGAACTACTTCTGATCGGTATTTATCTGGAGACATTAATTCAAGCTTTATTCGCTTTTTTTCTTCGGAGCTTTTTTTAGAATTATCACGCTCTACTTTTTTTCTTCCTATTGCAGCGGCTTTTTTAAGCTTTAATTTTCCTGCTTCAGAACTTAAAAGCCAGTTAGAATAGCAGCCACACATTTTTCCTAAGCCGTAAATCCGGTGTATTGTTTTATGTCCACAACCGTATCCTTTAGCTAATCCTGTTCCGTTGCATGGTTTTGGTTTTATTTCGATCATGATTAAAAATTGATTTTATTCATTTGAGATTGTTTTGTTTCAAAATGAAAAACAACCTCTGCATTGAGTTATTTCAAGTCCATTTTCTTGATTTCTTCTAGTCGTTGTCCAAGTTTTACTATTTCTTTTGAAAGCTTTACAACACTATTTTGAGGGCATTCAGGCATGAATTTTACATAGTCATGTAATTGCTTTTCTATTTTGTTTCGTTGGGAAATAGCGTTCATCCTACAATTTATTTCTGAACTCTTCAAAGTCCGTTAAGTAATTTTTTAAAAAATTACATACTACAATGCTTTTGCATTTATTAGCAACTGATTGAATGATCTTACCTTTTGAAATTTTATTTCGAGCATCTTCAATTACGAATTTTGCCGATTTAAAGTATCTCTGTTCAGATTCTTGAATAACTTCAACTAAATAAATTTTAGCCTGCTGTGCATAGAGTTCTTTCTTTTCTTGATTTGAAATTGTAATAAATCCATTGCTATCTAATTTATCATAAAGCAACCAAGCATCAGAACTGAAACCACTTGTATTTAAATCATCGAAAACCATTTTAATTAAAACCTCTTGTGTTTGTTTGATTTCCTCTTCTATTTTTGGTTTTGGTTGTTCAAGTAATAATTTTTTCTTTTGATCATATCCCCGAAGAATGTCGCTTCTATAATCCTTAAATGCATTCAAAACATCTGAAACCACAATACAGTCAAGCATTCGGAATACTTTTAATTCTGGAAACTCACCAGATACAAACATTTTAAAAGCCTCCTTTATTTCAGGAACGGTTAAGCTTCCAAACTTTGTTTTTATCAAATCAAAAATTAAAATCATTTGCTTATCTAATTGCAATTTTTCTTCTTCACTTGAAACTTTTATGTTTAGAATTGTAATTAAATAATTTATTAATCCGTTAATTTCCTGCTTTGATTCAATGCTTTTAACCTTTGGATAATCCTCGTTAAGTATCGCCAGAGTAGGTCTCGATAACCCTGTCAACGCTAAATTCGTAGGACTGCTTTGTATTTGCTGTAATTGGTTTTCCATTTGTATCTTTTTTGAAATTTTTATCATTTCTAGCCCAAGTATCTAATCGACGTTCTAAGTCCCATGTTCTTTCAAGTTCTTGTCTAAATTTTGTTCCAGATTTATTTGGCTCGGTCCAATACTTATAAAAATCATTTAAAAAATCTTTTCCGTAAATTTTTAAAAATGGCTCTAGGGAGGAAGAAAATTTTAATTTTCTGGCATTATAATTTTCTATTCTTTCCTCTTCTTTACTTTCCTTTACTTTACTATTCTTTTCTTTAAGGATAACTTCCGCCTGATTGACATGTATTTCAGTCAAACTTCCGCCTGATTGACCGTTTTTTTGATTTATTTCATTCAATATGTCGGAGTATTGAAACATTTCACTTTTCCTTTTTCGATATGCATCTTGAATACTATCAGCAAATTTTTGACTAAAAATTATCTTATGCTCCTCAAAAAGAAACTTATCAATTGCTCCTAATTTTGCTAAATCTGATAAAATTGAAATAGTCTTTTCTTCATCTGTTTTGAAAACTGATGTTAAAAACATTAGGGTCATATCATCTGATATGTCTATATAATGATTATTAGCCTTTCCTAGCTGTTCTAATAACTTAAACCATGCTGCGTATCCATCATTACCATATCTTGTTTCTATGATATGCATTTTACGTCCATGCGTACAGTCATGAGGAAAATAATCAACATCTTTTCTTTGCTCTCTTGCCATAATTATTTTTTAAATGGTGTATTGGTTAATTGTCTTCCATTATTCCATATTGAAAATCCATTTTCATTTTCAACTATTTTCATGGTTTCAATTTTTCCAAAAAAATTGATGTTACCTCCCATATCAATAAACCAGCCTTTTTTCTTTGTTCCATCTGGATAAGTATAAATCCGCATTACTCTACCAACTATTTGATAGTATAAAGACAAAGACATAGTTGAACGAGCCATTAATACCGATTCTAAGGCAGGATAATCAAATCCTGTAGTAAGAACACCAACGTTTATCAAACAACGTATAGTGCCTTTTTTAAATTGGCTTAAAATCTTTTCTCGTTCTTCTTTTCTTGTTTCTCCAGTTAATATAGCAGAATCGGGTATTCGCTTTTGTACTAAAATTGCTTCTTCGATTAGAGAACAAAAAATAAGTACATTTTTTCTTTTACTTAAAATAGAAAAAGCAGTTTTTGCTATTCGAGAAGGCATATCAATTGACTTATAATATCTCCTTAATGAATTTTGTGTAAAATCAGTTCCAGAACTATTTACTTCTAATTTTGATCTGTCAATTACATCAAAATTGTAATACTCTAACTCAGCCAAAAAACCTGAATTAAACAACAAATCATTTTGTACGTAGTATAAAACATTATCAAAAATTCTAGGATTACTCCTAGTTAAAAATGTTAATTGAGGACCTTCAGAAGTTTGTTCTAATCGATATGGAGTTGCGGTTAAACCTAAAACCTTAGCCTCTGGAAATGCTTTGATAAATTCCTGATACATCCCAGCATCTGAATTAACTAAATGGCATTCATCTATAAGAATATTTTGTAATCCTTTAAATAAATGCTTTTTATTAATTATACTGCCAATGGTGCAAAATGTTACTTTGTCAATTCTTTTCTCTCCAGCTGAAGCACTATAAATCGAAGCTTTCCCATAATTAGAAAATTTCTCAAAATTCTGTTCTAAAATTTCTTTTGAAGGCTGGAGAACAATTGTTTTGCCCTCCAGCGGTTCAATAATTTTAGCAATAACGACTGATTTACCAGAACCCGTAGGAAGGATTACTAATCCACTTTTTTTAGAAGAGTTTCTAGAAAGAAAATCAACACTTTTATTGATTGATTCACTTTGATATGGTCGTAATTGAAAAGCCATATTTAAATAACTTTACCTTGTTCAAATGCTCCGTCTTCACTTGCAAAATCCATGTAGGTCTGCTCATATTGAGGAGCTGTTTTTCCATCCATGTATTTTTCAACCTCTTCAATTACATTGGCTAAAACTTCCAATAACTCTGATAGGTAAATGTAGGATCCGTTTAATTTAACTTTTGGTGCATCAAAAGCAATTACTCCTGAAGTAACATACTTGTTACCCGAAAGAATTATTGCCTTATTCTCTTCAACACCAGTAATTTTAAATGATGAAACAGTATATAATTCTGTTTCGCTCTCGGATTCTAAAAATGATAATTTTGTAGAATTATCATTCCCAGTGTAAGCATCATCTAAATGAGCTAAAAACACATTAAATTTTTTGAAAGCTTCTTGAAGGTCATCATGAATAATATGGTTTCCCCTTCTATTCAATATATCTCCAACAGTCCTCCCAGTTAATAATTCATAGGAATAATTACAAACCGCATCTTTTAAAGAAGCGCTTTTTATTTCTACATCCTTTTCTTCTTCAAATCGATCTACTAAATTTTCAATTACTTTCGAATCGATTTTAATTACTTTTTCTTCTGCCATGGTGTTAATTATTAAGGTTTAAAAAATACTCTTTGAATTTGCCTTCCACATATTTGTCCTGAACAGGAACTTTCCAAATATCTTTTAGGTCTTTAATTCTTCGACGCAAATCGCCAATTCCATATTCTAAAAGCGCTCTTGTTGTGGTCAATTTCTCCCCCCTTAAAAGAGCCGCATAGACTATTTTGCATTGTCTTGAGAACTTCGATTTATTGGCTTCAAAATGCTCTTGACTTCCAATGTTATTTTCACGATGTGAAAGATTTTCAAAATCTAATATTTGCTGATTCATAGATATTGTTGATTATTGGTTACTTCTATTTCTAATTGTCGGATCATTACTAAATCCGTTGGCTCTGGAAGATAGATACCAGCTTCTTTGGAAGCGTAATCTCTAAATCGATTGATACATAAACTCATTTCTTCTGTGTTTAAACTAGCGGTGCTACGCCATCTTTCAATCTTTATAAATCTTCCGAACTCGCCTTCGTAAAAAGTATTTGGATTGACTATTTTTTTAAAAATCTCTTGTTTTACTTCATCGGTGGTATATCCAGTTTCTAAAGCAAACCAAGAGAATAAGAGGTGTAAATATGAATTCTGACTTATTGTCCTTCTTTCCCTTTTCGCTTTTAGTTCGAATATTTTACCTTCAGAAATAAAATATTTGAGTTTTTCAATTGCTCTATTAACTTCAATTCTATTTTCTGGGTTGTATATCACTTTAAAAAGGCGTTTTTAAAAACGGTATATCCATGCCATTACTAGCTACGATTACATTTTTATTAGTTAATTCGTGAATCTCTTTTTTGAATTGCTTCTCGTCTGAATTACTATCTGATAAATGGATTAGCACAATATTGTTTACTTGGCTCAAATCATTTGCTGAAAGTATGTCCTTGCAGTTGGCTAAAGAGAAATGCGATTTTAATATTCGATTTCTCAAAAATTCCTTGTCACTGTCTGGTCCAAACTTTTTATCAATGATTTCCTTTGAATAGTTGGCTTCAATTATAATGTTGTTAAGTCCAGGAAAAGTGTACTTGCAATAGTAGGTGTCAGTTAAGAATAAAACTTTTCCGCAGTCTTTATGCTCTATCAAGAATCCTAAAGGTTCTGCAGCGTCGTGTTTAACATCAAAAGCCATTACTTTGAAGTTTCCTATTTTGATAGTCTGGCGAGAGGAAATTGGTAAAGCTCTATGTACTACATCGCCATTAATAGATTGATGAGTTTTGGCTCCAGAATAAACATTTACTCCTAATCTCATAACTTCATTGGCTGATTTGCAATGATCCATGTGCTCGTGAGTAATTAAACATCCAACTACTTTTGAAAAATCAAAATATAATGCTTGTTTAATTTCTTTGATATTTACTCCCGCTTCAATTAAAAGTGCTTCATCCCCATTACTGAGGATGTAAGCATTTCCTGAACTACCTGTGCCAATTACTTTGAGTTTCATAATTAAAAGCCTGGAGTAGTTTTAGTTTCTTCTACAACCGTTTCAAAAGCCATTTCTGGAGTTCCGTTTGGAATAACTATTTCTTCTACTACTTCGGCTTCCTCAATATTATCGAAACTCAAAGACTCTTTGTTTGCCTTTGTTTTGATTTCGTGTTGAACGTTTGCATCTGTTACGTCAATCACTTTGTCGTCTTCTAAAGGGTCGTATAAAACCGAATCGTCCGAAGAGCTAATCAATAACTTACAAGCACGGTTTAAAACCGTTTTGATTGCCATTTGGTCCGCAAAGTTTTTGTGCGCTGGCGAGTTTCCTTTTGAGCCTCCTTGATTCCAAGAAGTTTGGATTTGGCTAATATTCATTACCTCTACATCTACTGAACCATCATTAAGTTCGTAAACTGCATAAGCGCCTTTGATTTTGTTTGTTCCAACACTATCTAGGGTTTGAATGTGTTTGATAACTTTTCTTCTCCCAGTTGTATGGTCAACTTCAAATTCGAAAGTATCGCCTTCAAAAATCGCATTCCCTTTGATGCTTTTTAGATTCCCGTATCTTTTGGCAATAGCAATGTTTCCAGCGTAAGAAATAGAACATTCTAATTTTTCGCCATAAGGAATAAAGTAGCATTGCTTTTTAATCGGGCTTACTCCGTAAACAACCATTTTTAATAAAGCCTCTGCTATTGAGGATTTATCACATTTTGCTAAAATGTTATTCTTTGGATCTGAAAGCATTATATATGCTGATTTCAAAGCGTTTTCTACGTTATAATCTTTTGGGATGCTTAATTCTCCCGAATTTTGAAAGGCTTCAATTTTAGCCAATACTTGAGTAGAAATGTCTTTCTTTACTACTGCTACATCTGTGTTTTGTGTGCTCATTTTTATTTAAAATTTGATTAATTACTATTTTTTTTAATTGTCCAAAAATGACCTCCTTCTAAAGTTTGTGTTATTAATCTCAAAGGCCATGATAAAAAAAATGCTGTTGGGTGTACTCTGTGTCTCCAAAACAATGATTTTTCATTTTGAAGCACTAATAGCAAATCGGCAATTGAATTAATCTGCTCGTCAAGAATAAAGTTCTTTGATACTAAATCTCCTTTTTTCATTTTATGCGACTCTAAGTTGACTATCTAATGCAGACACAATCAAGTTGATTATTTGACTTTCACATTTAATAAGTTCAGTTACCGACTCTCGGTTATCAATGAATATTGGTGCTGAAATTTGGTAGTGTTCCGAAAGCACATTGATAATGTCCAAACCAGCGTTAATTTTTGAAGCAGTGTTTGCATCAGAGTAAGGAACTCCGTTGACCATTACTTCACAAGTTTCACGCAGCCCGCCATTTATTTGCTCGTCAAACATTTTGAACTTCACAAACTTAAATTTGCTATTCACTACATTTTCCAGAGCATCAACTTTGGCTTTGATGAAGTTTTCAATCACAAACTGTTCTTTTTCAACGTTTGCAATTTGTTGAGCCAATGTTTTTTCTTCATTTTGAAGCTCTTCAATTCGTTTATCAGCAGCTTCAATTTGTGCTTTGCTTTGAAGTTTTGATTTCAGAGTGTCAATTTCAGCAACTAATGATTTTCTTTTTTCAATTAGTTCAGAAGTATTAACAGTTGGAATATCTTCGATTGAACTTTCTACCGCATTTAACTCAAGTAGTTTTTCTTGGTAATTGTTGTTTGAAGCTAAAAGGGATTCAACTATACTTTCAATGGATTGCAATTCTAAACCGCCAGTCGTTGATTGTGAGTTTTCAATATCAATCTTATTAATAATTCCCTGTAGTTGGTTTTTGGTTGATGTTATTGAACTTTCAACGGTTTCAATTCTATAATCAATAGTTGCTAATTCAGAGGTTAGATTATCCTTTTGAGAGGCTAAATTTTGACCTTGCGATTCAATACTTCTCATTAGCGCTAACTTCTCAGTATTGAAGTTTGTAATTGCTTGTGATTTCTTAGCTTCAATATCACCAGAAGGGAGTGCTTGCTTACAAGTCGGACAAGTACAATCATCATCTTTGAATTCTAAAACCTTAGCATTTTCATCATGCCATTGCTGGCGCTTATCTTCAATTTGTTTTTCTGTAGATGCAATTTGAGAAACAATACCCTCTTTTTTAGTTTGAAGCGTTTTGATGGCATTTTCAAAAGATTGTAGTTCCTGTTCTTTATCAATTTTTTGCTTAACTAAATTGTCAAGAATTGAAGTATCAGGCTTCAATCTACTTTCGGCTTCTTTTTTAGCGTTCTGTTCAATGATTTCGATTTCGCTTTTCAGATTGTTTACATTTAATTTTAAACTTCTCTGTGCCTCTAATTTTGAATCATACGCTTTATTCACATCCGAAATTTCAGTATCTAATGTGTTCAGCAATTTTTGATTTTCAGATAGTTCTTTTTCTAAAGCTTCAAAATCTTGCGCTTCGGGCTTGCCTCTGAAAACCTCATCAATTCGAGAAGGAATATTTTTTAAATCTTCTTTTGCTTTTTTTACTGAAGCTAAAATTTGATTTTTGTAATCTTCAAGACTTTTACCCTGTGTTAGTTTTTCAAGTAGTTTTTGAAAAGCCGTATTTCCTTTTGCAACATCTTCATTTGATACTTCGCCAAAAATGTCAATCAAAAGGTTTCTTCGGTCTTGCCATTTAATTGAGTTGAAGTAATTAGGAGAAGTGATCATTTTGAAAACTTGCTCATTCAGAACATCGTTTACTTTTTTAGTGAATTCTGTAACGGACATTGGAACATCATTCCAATACAGCTCCGTTATATTCCCAGAAAACTCTCTTTCTTCATTTCCTCTTTTTTTAACCCAGTTTTCTTTTAGAATTCGTTTGATGGTTAAGGATTCGCCATCAACTAAAAGAGAAGCTGAAACTTCGTGATCAATCATTGGAATTACTTTTCCGTTCTGATCTAAAGTTTTAATTTCAAAGTCTTTTCTGTCCGTGGTGTCTTTTCCGAAAAGTAACCAAGTAAAAGCGTCTGCTATACTTGTCTTACCAGTTCCATTGGCACCATGAATGTCTGTGTTTTTGTCAAAAGTTATCTTTTGACTTTTAATTCCCTTAAAGTTTAAAAGGGAAATTTCGATGATTTGAATTGTCTTCATTTTTGCTCGTTTATAATTATTAATCTATTTCTATTCCTATTTTTAAAAAGAATTCCTGAATTGGGGTTAAGTCTATCGTAATTAGATTGTGTCTAACTAGTATTTTTTGATAACCGATAAGCACATCAAAAAGTAGTTTGTCAACTGCGTTTAGCTCTTTAAATTGACGTCCGTCAGTTGTTTGCCATCTTCCATTTTTTAATTCGATTTCCATAACTTGAAAGATTGAATTGTTTCTTCTGAATAGACAATTTTAGTCCTGTGTACTACATGCCCGAAAGAGTTTCTTTTTTCTGGTAACTCGTTACCATTAGCGTCTATTTCGATAAAATGATGGGAGCCGCTTTCTCTAACCTCAACTACTTTTAGTAGTTTTCCTGTTTGAGTCTTATAGACTTGATTTTTAAGTATTGCCATGATCTAAGATTCAAAGGGTAAATAATCGTGATTTTGATGATCCTGAAACATTTCATCAAATTGTGGAACTTGGAACTTCCAAGCTAAAGCCAATATGTTTTCAGATTCTAACGCATCGCTTATATTTTCGTCAAATGCTTTTTTCAAACACTTACCGAGAAGTAATTTTGTTTTTGGATCTGAAATTGTTGTTTTATGAAACTTTTCAACTAAATTTGCCATGATATTTGATTTGCGGAACTCGATGTCCCAGATTGAAATTTGATTGATAAAAGCCACTTTCTGCTCGTTAGTGGCTTTTACTTTTTAAGTAGTCTGGTTTTTTAACCCTTTCGCCTAAAGCAATTTTATTCTTATAATTATTAATTGCTTGACGTTTAGTTTCTCTAGGCTTAGAACTAGAGGAGCGGCTCTCACTTGCTACCCCTCTTTGTTCTCCACCAAGGCTATTAATGATTAATAGCGCTTCGTTAAATGTCTTCCTCAAAACATTTAGTTCTTTAATGGGAATTGTGATCGTCTTTTGCATGACTATTTCACTATTAAAAATTCCTTATCCTTTTCAACCTTTTCTTTCAATCCCAACACTTCTTCCTCTCGATATAAAATCCTACCAGAAACATTTGGAACAGGTGTAAGCCGTTGTGAATATTTGTTGTAAAAAGTCATTCTTGAACAATTAAAAATTTCACAAACTCCTTTAATTGATATTACTCTTATTTTTGCCTCCATGATATTTAATCTGCGTTATACAATCCTTTACCGTAATATGCTGCTGCTCCAGAATTAGCAACCACATTTCTTAATCGACATTCAAAATCAACTCCTTTAAAACTTCTCCATAAATTATGTGCAGCTTCTTTTTTCTTTTTGTATTGTGCTGTAGATGGAATCAATTGATGTGCTTTTATTAGAAGCTCTCTTTTGTAATCGTTCCAGGCTTTAATTAATGCCTGACTGAAATTGATGCTATATTGTTTAAACAATACCCAAGCTCTTTTAAAAATTGATTTTTTCATGATCATTAAAAATTTAAGGTTTATAATACTTTGTGCCCTTGGTGCTTCGATGCTACGGCTGAACCGCAAGGGCTATTTTTTGTGATACTATTTTCGTTTCAGCCGTTTTACGAGGGCGTGTAATTCCCACAGGCAATATTTATTGTTTTTATTTTACAGGCTTTCTCAAAAAGGTTGTCTTAAACCCACCACCTTATTTATTGTGATTCTAAATTGTTGTATTCAATATGTCAAAGAACATTTTTTGTTATTTTTACAATTGATGTACAATTGTTACGCAAATATACAAATGAAAATGTATTACACAAACAAAAATGTAATAGTTTTTGTAATTTAAAATAATTCTAAATAAGAAAATGGTTTTTGGAAAAGAAGAAGCGAAAGCTTTTAGAGAAAGTTTGGGAGTAACACAGGAGTGGTTAGCTAAAACATTTCATATAACTGTCGATGAGATAAAAGGATATGAAAATGGCGAATCAATTCCTGCTTTGATACTTAAAAAGTATCAGATGTTAAAGCATACAGGAAATGAAACGCCAGAAGATTTTAATGATATAGGGGATTTTGGCTAACTAAATTGAGAAAGAAAAGCATCAAGATGTTTGTTTACAAACCAATTGCGATTCAAGTAGAATAATTTTATATCTGGTTTTTCAGTTTTAAGTTCTTGATCTTGTTGATAACAACTATCAAGCCTATCTAGTTCTTTTACTGTTGCGGATTCATCACAATTAAAATTATCTATAAACTGTAGCCACATCATATAAGCAAAGCGTTCTCGCAACGCTCTGTCTCTTTTGACTAGAATAGTTTTAGTTTTTTTTAACTCATCAATTTCAGAAAGTAACTCTTTTTTGGTTTTAGTTTTTTTAGACATAATAGATTGGTTAAATAAAGAATAAATAACAAGAATAGATATAGATTTAATAAATAGATAGTTTAATCGTCAAACAAATAACGTCTAGCCATTTTTAAAGCCATTTCTGGTTCATGAGTATGGTCATGTGCTAGATATATTTTATAGCTTTCTATTTCAGGGTTTTTTAAACAAAAAATTTCAAAGCTATATTTACCATTTGAACTACTAGCTTCTGTGTTTTCAAATATTTTTATTTCTTGTGTGCCGTTTTTGTATTTAATAACAAACAATGTAATAGTTAATATTTCTGCCATAATAGAATAGTTTTAGATTAAAAATTTTTACAAATGTACAAATGAAAATGTAATAAAATGGAAACTATAAATAAAAGAATAAGTCATGTGATATCAAAATTGAATATGACTCCCTATGAATTTTCAAAAAAAATGGGAAATTCAAGACCAGATACACTATACAATTTATTAAATAATGAAGAATCACAACCAAGCCCTAAAACTTTAAACAAAATAAAAGACAATTTCCCAGAAGTAAATTACACATGGCTTCTAACAGGGGAAGGAGAAATGCTTAACGATTCAAAACAAAAATTAAAATCAGAGATAAAAGAAGTAGGATTTGATGAATTCATGGAGGCGGAATACTTACCCGTAACTGCACAAGCAGGGTATTTAGCTGGACTTGAAGATAACCACCCAATAGAACTTAAGAAAATGTTGGTCCCAAAAGAATTTGAAAAAGGTTTCTATAAAGTTATAGAGATCGAAGGTGATAGTATGAATGACGGAACAAACCGTTCAATATGCGATGGAGATAAATTACTCCTAAAACAAATTGAAGGCGGTGACTACCTCCAAAAGACACTCCCCTATAGAAATAACCTATTTATTATAGTAAGCCGAGAAGGTATTGTATGTAAGCAAATAGTAGAACAGGACATTGAAAGAGGTTGCGTAGTTTGCCACTCTTTTAACCCGCTTCACAAAGACTATGAAATTTGCTTTGAAGATATAATTCAGCTTTTTTATGTAAAAAAACTAGTTGAAAGAAAAATTAAATTTTAACCCAAAAAAATCCAAATCAAATGAAAAAAATTGCCCTATTATTATTCACGACATTTTTATCAATTTCTTCTTTCGGACAAAATTGTAAATACAAAACAAACGAAGTAGATGAATTCACAAAAAATAAAATTTTAGAAACAAAAGAAGAATTACTAACTGTTTCTGGAATGGGTTTTGGTTTTTCTACAAGTTATAACCTGAAGAAAGTAAATGAGAATAGATATTTAAAATTAAACATTTCTAGTCCAAAAATATTAACAATTAAAGCTGGCGATGAAATTATGTTTAAAACAAATAATGATAATCCTATTTCTTTAAAATTTTCTGAAACAGTCATTTTACAGCCACAATATAATTCTTCTTCAAGAAGCACAATATGGTATGAGTTTATTTTAATTCCGATTTCTGATGAAAATTATACTAGATTATTACAAGAACCTATATCAAAGTTAAGACTTTACACTTCAGATGGATTTATAGATGATGAAATTAAAGACAAGAGAGATAAAAAATTAAAGGAATTATTAAAGTGTATCGAATAAATGACAACCCCAGACGAAAGAATACTGAAATTGATTGATGTTTTGAAACATCAACAAAAAATAAAAACCCAAAATGATTTTTGCGAAAATATTGGTACCATATACCAAACTATCCATAAAATAAGAAATCATCAGGCGCACTTTACAGTTACACATATTCAAAATATTTGTAATGTATATAATGTAGATGCTAATTGGATTTTTGGAATTACACCATACGTATTCATTGGTGATAAGAATGTGAAATTAGCAGTGTAAAAATTTAATCATGCATATTATGGTAAAAAGAATAATAAATGTTGAAGGAAATAGTATATCAGTTATAAAAATTGGTAATGAAGATTATATTTCGTTAACTGAAATGGTTAAAAATGAAGAAGGTAATGACCATATAAGAAACTGGATGCGAAATAGAAATACTATTGAGTATCTAGGCACGTGGGAAGGTTTATACAACAAAAACTTTAAAGGTGTCGAATTCGACACCTTTAAAAAAGAGGCAGGACTAAATAGTTTTAACATGACACCTAAAAAATGGGTTGAAGCTACTAATGCTAAAGGTATTGTTTCAAAAGCTGGATCAGGCGGCGGAACTTATGCGCACAAGGATATTGCTTTTCATTTTGGAATGTGGATAAGTCCTGTTTTTCAACTTTACATTGTAAAAGAATATCAAAGACTTAAAGATGTAGAGTCAAATACTTATAATCTAGAATGGGATGTTAGACGCCTAATGACAAAAGTAAACTATGTGCTACATACAGACGCAGTACAAAAACACATTATTCCAAAAAGTATATTGCCTATTGAAAAACAAGGTATAGAATATGCAAATGAGGCTGATTTACTTAATGTAGCACTGTATGGGTATACTGCTAAACAATGGAAAGAAGCAAATCCTGAACATGCTTTAAATGGTAAAAATATGCGTGATTTTTCAAGCATTACAGATCTATTAATAATGTCTAATCTTGAGTCTCTTAATTCCGAAATGATAAAGTTAAATACTCCAAAAAAGGATCGATTTAAGCTACTTCATAACATGGCAATTGAACAACGTGAAAAATTTGATAAAGTAGATATGATTAAATCAATTAAGAAGTCAGAACCTACAACATATCTTAATGCTGAAAATCTAACTCCAGATGAAATAGAAATAGAATCAAAAAAGGATATTTTAGGAGCCAACAGAAAAAACTTATCTGAATTTAATAAGAGATTAAAAAAGGATTAAATCAAATAATTATAAGCTGTAACCGGTGAACAAAAAGGTGAACAAAATTAAATATTAACCTATTTTTTAATGTTTGTAAGTTATTTAAAATCAATTACTTAATTTTTATAAAATCAACTTTACAGTTTCCCTCTTTCTCCGCTGGTTTTTTCAAAAACCCTACTAAAACCCTTTAAATCCTATGATTTAAAGGGTTTTTTATTGGTACTCATATCCAAAATAAACATAATTTCTCAATTGAAAGGGGTACTATT